ATGAAAAAAATCGTATGGCTGGCCATTCCGATCGCTTTATCGTTGCTCTCCTGTTCGAAGGACGAGCCACAGAACGACGGCCGGCTCGAAGTCAAGCTTTACGCCTATATGCTGGACGAGGCGGGACGGAATGCCAAAAAAACATCGGCTCATTTCTATTTCTTCGATGCTTCCGACGGGCAGCAATTCGTCGAGGAGCGGATCGATATCCCGTCCGGGACGGAAGAAGATTACCGTAACGCGAATCTGACCGTTCTGCGCATGTTGCTGCGCGACAATGAATTTCCGCTGACCGACGGAACATCGGTCGTGCCGTTGGTCGTGGACCGTAATGAGGCTGTAGAGGGAAACAAGTATGTGTTGGTCATGCCCGATTACAGGCATCCCGATACGTGGGACCCGTACCGCAGCCATCATTCGATCCGTGTCGAGCCGGGGAAATACTACGTCGTGGCCCTTTTCGGCGACTATCACGACCGCTGGCCCTGCCAGCAGAAATATACGGGCAAGTACCTGACTGTTGCGGCAGCCGACACGCTTTCTCGCATTCTGACGGTCGATTTTCCCAACGATCCTACCTATAAGGGCTATTTCGACTGGCAGGGAGAGATTCGAGAGCCGGCCGATTCGCTGCGTTTCGAGTTTTAGGAAGTATCCTGCCGACAGGCCCGGTCATGCGGGATTCCCCACCGGCTTATCCGAAAGCGTAATCGTGTCTTTTGGCAGGATGCCGCCGGAGTCGGAAAGCTACTGGCGTTAAGAAAGAAGGAGAGGGAGTACGGCCGGTTCGGTATGACCGTCTTTCGAGTCCATGCGGTGCGGGACGTTTCTTCTCGTTCGACGGTTTTTGTTCCGGGTTTCATTCGTTTCCTCGTCCCGGACTTCAAGGAGAAGAGGCGCCTTGGAGCGTTCGATTTTCGGCATTTCAGTGGTTCCTGCGCGGGCTCCGTGCGGTGCGGTTTCGTTCCGGCGTTGCGGTTGAAGTATTGATGCCGATTCCGATTTTCCCGAAAGGTGTATGAGCGAGGATTGCCGGCCGTCGTGTCCGGCTACCCCCGTCTTCCGATACGCCGGCCTTTATCGTTACACGTAAACGGTGACGAGGGGCCGGCGCAATTCTATTTCCGATGGGCCGTAGCGACGGAGAATCGGCGTAGGTGTCGGTATGTGTTCCCGCCGTTGCAGGATTTGAAGCCGTATGCCGAAAGAGGAAATACAACGATTGGATTGGATTGCGCGGCGATATGAACGCCCTAAAGGACGTCGCTCTGTTATTTCGTGGAAAAGTAAATTCCTGACAATGAGCTTTTGTCAGGAATTCGTGTAGTGGTTCTACCCAGACTCGAACTGGGATTTAAAGTTTAGGAAACTTTAAATCTATTATTATAATAAATTGAAAAATAGTATATTATAAAAATAGAAGGAAATTTTTGCCAACTATTTGCCAATTTTTGCAAAAAAGTGATCCCGAGCAAATTTACCAAGACAAAAAATTGTATTGAACTCCAGCTCCAATATACGGTTTCATACCCTGCGGCGTGAGGGCATACCCGGCGCTCACGCCTATTCCCCAGCGCTTGGGCTTGCCGGGAACCTCGACCCGCTGGACGACCGTGTTCGTTACGGTCTGCGTTTTTCGGAAAATATCGAGCGTATCGAGCGACGCGCGGAAACCGGACACGACGGCTCGGTAATCCTCGCCTTCGTATACTTTCCGGGAAATCGGGACCAGTACCGGGACTTCCGCCGTATCGCCCGGAACAGGCAAAAGTACCGTATCTACACGGGTCAGGTAGCAGATTTTGGGAACGAGGACAGTTTCCCGGACCGTGTCGCGCACGACCACCGTGTCCGTCCGGTGAATTTCGACGATCTCCGGCTTCACGCTTCGTCGGCCCAGTAGATAGGAGCCGGCCAATGCCAGCGCCGCGAGTAAAATGAGTACGGCGGTTTTCATTTCAGATGCAGGACTTGTCGTCGGTTATTGCCCGGTGAGTACGACACATGCACCCATCGATAGCCGCTTTCGTCGATCAGTTGGTCGAAGTCGAAGCCGCCTGAAGCGATCATATCGAACAGCCGGCGGTTATTCTCCGGGCTGCCAACTGTAATGTCGGCAGCCTCGCCGCGCATGTGTTGGCTTGTGGGCACTCCGCCGACGGCCTTATTCAACAGCGGACACCGGTAACCGCTGTTGACGGTAATCGGGCCGCCCCATTTCTCTCGGATCGGATCGAGCAGCCCGTGTATCAGGTTCGACAGCTTGACTCGAACGTCCGGTGGCGGTGTGTTATCAATGTTTTTTTGCCTCGCAATGTCTGAAGCTATTAACTCGGAAACAGTAAAGTATCTCATAAATAAGTGATCGATTTAGTAATTACTGGGCGGCTGCCGTTTCTCGCAGCCTCTGACTGTACATTCCTTGAATTTAGCAGCCTGATGCTCCATTTTCAAAGCGTTGTGCTGTTCGGATAACTCGCGGATTCGCTGGCGGTCGGATTCCTTCTCCGCGTAAAGTTGGTCGATCTTGGCATCTTTGGCCTTTAGCTTGTCTTCGGCCTTTTTGTACAGCTCCTGCCACTCATCCGAGATCGAGGAGACGTTGTGTATCTCCTCGCGCTCGGCTTTTGCCCGAGCCTCCCGGCGGCGGGAATTGTAGAACAGGAAAAATCCGAGGATCGGCAACAAGGCGGTGTTGACGATGGTCAGTATCTCGCTGATCTTTTCCATGACGTTCAATTCATCATTTGTCTTTCAATTTTGGTATAAACTGGTTTTCCGCAGTGAGAGTCTGCGTGACTATTCGCTCTGAGTGTACGACAGATGGTCTTTGAGTAGCAGCATGACTTGTTCGACCTTCCCGGCTATTTCTGCTTCCGCAGCTTGCAGAGCTGCGAAAACCGCATCGGTCAGTCCTTCGCTTTTCGCATCCGGCGTAAATATGTAGTTTGCGCCGTTGTCGTCCGAGAGTAGCTTGCCGACTTCGATGTTTGCTTCTCCTCGTTTCACGTAGGCCGATACGTCGATCCGAGTGATTTTACCATTGCTGCCGATGTCGTACCGGCCGGCAAGGTGGTACGTTCCATTGTCGCCCGAGTAATACACGGACAGATTGTTCAGTTGATGATTGTTCATGACATTTCGATTTGATTATTTGACGAATTTCTGATACGCGATTGTTCCTGCAACGCCCAGCAGTATGGTAAGCGTCAGCTTGGGTAGGAAAATCAGCCCGATAACGCCCAGCAAGGTGAGCGATACGTTAATGATGAATTTGGTTTTCGTTTTCATATGTATGAGTTTAAAGTGATGGCATATAATTGAGCGCCCAGTAGCTTCCGTCGAAGCGTATCCACATGAGAGACCCGTAGGCATCGTTCCAGAATTCGGAGACCGTTGATCCTGCCCGATGTATCTGTTTGCCTCCCCCCTTGAGCGTGTATCCTGCCGAATATTGCCGTATTAAAACGATCTGTCCTGTTTTCGGATTCTTTGGAAGCGTAATGTTGATCGCATTTTTATTCATCGCATCTACACAGGTAACCGAGTTGGCAATCTGGTAGTTTGAGCCGGATGTCATGGAACTCGGTATTTTTTCGGATGGGATAGCCAATCCTTTCAGATAGCGGCCTATTAAAATATCGCGTACCGCTTCGATATCCGTATCGGACTGGATATTTCCTGTAGCGTTGATTTCACCTGTGGCGGAAAATTTACCCACGACCGATGCGTTGCCTTTGATAGTTGTCTGTCCGTCTATATATGTTTCTCCATCGACGTTTACGCCGGTTGAAGTGACTTCCAATCCTCCGTCCTCGTTCTGAATCTTAGCGCGGAAAATCTCGGAACCCGAGGCCGACGGTTTCTCTCGCCCTAAAAGAAAGTATTGTGTCGAATTGAGCATCCCGAATATCGTAGAGGGCCTGACCTCCATCCTTTTTACCTGCTCCTGCAAGGTCCCGCTCATATTTGAGATCGTTATCACGCCGCCGCATACGGCAGTGCAGGCAATTTTATAGTTACCGATGGATGATATGACAACTGATTTAGTGAAATTTTCATCATAATGGGAGTTAGAAGCCATAGAAAATAGCTCGATGCCCAAATCGGTCCATTGGGAACCTATTTGTTTGGTCAGGTAAATTCTCACCGAATTTAGGCCGTTCATCATGATAACCCGGCCTGATACGGATAGAATCCGCACAGTCGCATCTGGCGCGCTGAAAGTTCCCATGTCGAACTGCCCGCCAGGTTGAGATACAGATGGAGCGGTAAGGGCGACAATGGACGTTTTCCCGGTGCCCAAAGCGTCGGACAGACTGCCGAACTCCTGATTGCTTATTACAGTCTGCAAGTCCTCGTCTTCAGCCTTTACGGCCAATCCCGTCTCGGTTACTTCGACCGGTCCGATTGTCGCTCCCGCCTGTACGTCGAGGTTCTCCATGCTCACGCGGTTACCGTCAGCATCGGCCCGCATGATTTCACGACCTGCCGTCGATGTGATGCGAAAGCGGTCGGCCACTACGTCGATTTTCTTTTCGGAGAGATAAATGCCCGTAGCCTTTGCCTCCTCGCGGATCTCGTTCGGAGCATCCTCTATGGCCGGCGTCCAAGGCATGACCTTGTTGCCTTTGGACCACATAGGATTTTTAACATAGCCGGTCATTGCACCGTCACTGCCCCCGAAAAGGATTCGGTAGGTCTGGTCTGTCAGCAAAGTATCGGGTATAGTCACGACGACCGATCCCGAGCCTGTTTGTGTAACATCCTTCAGGTAGACGGCTCCCGTAAAGCTATTTATCCAAAGTCGGATACTAGGATGGCTTGTTTCCGTAAACTGTATGTCATCCCAAGAAAGCACATATTGTTGTCCGATTACGGGTTGTTCGGCCAAGTCAAGATATAGCCCCGCCCAAGATGACATATTGAAATCGAGTTGTCCCTCGGTTTTCAGGGCCAGATTTCGCGTCGCAGGGAGGGAGGCGTCAACCATTTCTTGAGTCTGGGCCTTCTGATCGTTCAGCGACGGCGACCATGTTAGGGCCGGGCGGTTACCCTTGACGAGCATGACTTCGTGATAGATGACTGAAACTCCTTGGGTTTGAGTTTCTTTTCCCGCATACATCAGAAACCACGCATCCTGCTCTTGTTCTTTCTCCAGTATTTTGTAGACAGCCGTTCTATTATCCAAAGTCAGTTGTTTGTGTGCCAGCGGTCTGTCCATTTGGGATGTTAGAATGTTGCATGAAAACTCCGTAGGATTTCCGGCAAGAATTTCAATAGAGCCTATCGAAAGAGCGAACTCATCCCCCGGACGAACGTGTAACGGGAAACGTAAATAAGCATGGGTAGCCGAAGCACTTGCCGTTATCTTGATAGCCTCACTGCCGTCGATCAGATTTACCGAACCGAACTGTAAGCCGTCTGTATATGCTTGCGCCGCAGCCGCAATCTGATCGAGCATGATCTGCCGCTTGGGATAGTATGCTGCGATATAGTCGTAGTCGGACTCGACCGGAATGCTTTCGGGAGTCGAGGCTGTGTACTTCGTCAGCGCTTGTATAGCCAGCGTGTACGCGCTATTATAAGCTGTCCAGTAGGTCGAACTTTTAAGCCCATAGCGGTCGGCTTGTGAGCCGATCTCGCCATACTCGGATTCAATGTCGGCCTTCTGCTGCACGAGGCCCGGCTTCTCAGGGGGCGAGATCAATTCGTCGGACGACCAATCCTCGAGCTTTTGAGCGCTGGCCGCAGCGTCCTCTTTAGCCTGATCGGCGGCGGCCTGAGCCGCAGCTATGGCCTTTTTAGTGTCGTTCAGCGACGGTCGCCAATCGTCCGTCGCTTTGTTGCCTTTAACCAAATAATAGCCATAAACGACTCCGCAAGGGGTATTCGTCTGATAATTCGACGTGTAGAATTCGAGTCGAAAACTATCACCGGGCACTGTTTCGCTTGCTTCGAATATACATTCGAGACGTTGAAAAGTATCTGCCGAAATTACAATTCCAGCGAGTGACTTTCCGCTGAATACTCCTGTTGATCCGCCCGCGCCGAGTTTCACGCCGTCGAGCGTCGCGGATATGATTGTCACGGCGTTTCTTCCGACACTAAGCTGTGCTTTGGTCTCAACAGTTTCCATCGACGCATCGCGCTTGACCCAGCACGAGAACCGGTATTGCTGTCCTCCAATGAATCCTTCGGCGATGGACTGCCATAGGCGGCCCCATTGCCCTCTTATCTTTACAGCTACGAACTCACCTACCTCTCCCCATACAGATGCCGAGACCGTCTTATTCCAAAGCTCGGTATTGCTCGGATTAGGACGCTGAGTATCGTCCATCAGGTTGTCGCTTCCGACCTGAATCGAATCGATTTGCTCCTGAGTCTGGGCTTTCTGATCATTCAACGATGGCGACCATGTTAGGGCTGGGCGGTTGCCCTTGACGAGCATGACTTTGTGATAGGTGACCGAGTTGTTATTTGTTTGCCCCGCCTTTCCTGCATAAAACAGAATATAACCATCCTGTTCCTCCGTGTCAACAGGAATTTCAAATACGGCTGTTCTATTGTCGAGAGTCAGGATTCGCCGACACAATTCCTTAGCCATATTCTGATCTATAATCAGGACTGTGAATTCTGTCGGATTTCCGGCTGATATTCCGATATTTTCGATCGATAAAGCAAACTCGTCGCCCGGACAAACGTGTAGTTTTTTTTGCACATAAGCATATGTTTGGGTGGCTCCGGCTATCAATACAATTTCTTCACTTTTGTCGATCAGATTCACCGTTCCGATCTCAACAGAATCGATCTTTTGCTGGGTGTAATCGTCTATGTTCTCTTCTCCTACGACGAGGCTCAAGCCGTTAGGAGCAACCAGTTTTCCGTCTTTGGTCAGCTTCAGCCCGCTTGTTTTGTGCCGAATCTCCCCGTCGGTCAGCTCCCATCCGTTATTTCCGATACGGATTCCGTTCGTGCTCAGTATGTCGATCCATGCGTCGTCGGCCAACAGAACCCTCGTCGCCACCGGTTCCATTTCGTTGAACGGCGTCCAGTATGCCGTGTCTGTGGGCAGCGTGCCGGCAGGAACCGTAGCTACACCTTCTTTGACTACATAGCGGTAGTTGTGTTCCCCGTACAATACCCAATCCCTGAACTCGCCTCCGTTTATATAGGTTTCCGAGGCCGACCATACGCCCCGGCTACGAAGTGCCGGCCCCGCAGGGCCCGGTGATCCAGCGCCCGATGCCACTTCCTCTACCCAGCCTATGGAGGACGCAGAAGGTTCTTCTGACGTGGAATCTGCGGTGCATAGCCACAGCGAGCCTTTATGGGTTACTTCATCGTAATAGTAATATGTTCCGGCTTCCCATTCGCCCTTGTTCACGGCGACGGGCTTGGTGGTCGTGCCATCGGCCGACTTCTGGAAAATTCGGCCGGTCATCAGAATGTTCTCCAAAAAGGCATTGTAGCCCGACGTATCGCCGAAAGACGGATGTACGAATCCCGACGTGTCGCCCAGAATCATCCGGACCATCGACGGAGCGATCTCCCAATCGTTCACGTCGGCCATGAACTGAATGCGGCCCTGCTTGGATGAAATCAGAATGCTTCGCTGACGGGCCGCATTCGTGAAGTTGCCCGTCTTGGCTATGTTCATGAATTTTTGCGGTACGAGATCGGGCGTCCGAGGCGTGACGGTCATCGTTCCGTCTTCTGCTACGCTGTCTACCCGCATTTGGATCGTCGAGAAACCGGTGGAAACATGGTATATGCCTCTCAGAATATCGTCCGCAGCAAAGGGGTTGGTTTGTCCTTCCTCCAGCTTGAGCGTGATAGTATAGCGGCCCGAGTCAGCTGCCTGTACATCGGATATGACACCACCGGCCGTTACCCATAGCTCATCGCCTACTACCTGCACTTGATTATACCGGAGCTCGGGGACTTCGAGAAAGGACCGAATCGATAGCGAATGCAGCTCGCCGTTGCCCTGCGTGTCGATCATCCACCCGTATCCGAGCAGTCCCGACAGAAACTTAGCCGACGATATTTTCCCCGAAAGCGTTTGATCTTTCGCTATGATCTTGTCCAGTACAGTCAATACGGTCGCTTCGATATTTGTGCTGGTCAGTTCGGTGACATTGCCTTCTTCGGCTTCTATTTGCTTCGAAACAACGGTTTTTCGGGCCTTCACCTGATCGACCTCCGTATGCGATACTCCGTCATCGTCGATCCATGTGCTGTGACCCTTACCTTCATTGCCCGATACGAATTTCTCGCTCGAGAGGGTGTTTGCCAATATGCCTTTTGCGAAGGTGATTATCCCTTCGGCCGTATCGTTCTTTTTTCTGCTCAAGAACTTCTCGTCGGCGGCCGCTGCCGAGTACGCATTGTAGTCTGTTGGCTGCGTCTGGTCATATTTTGCGCGAATCAGGTAGATTCCGACGCCATTGGTCACTCCGATCCGTTCCGCATAGGCTGCCTCTTGAATATCCTTCTCAATCTCGCCCAAGCGGGAATAGGCGGTATTGTCGCCAACCGTGTAGGTTGCCTGATACTCGTTGTCGAGCGACTTTTCGTAGCCTTGAATACGGGAGCTACGGCCGCTGCTCCCGAATTGAGCTTCGTTTACGAGGCGCACCTTCTGTCCGAGTTCGTAGCTCTTATCGTTCAGTTGACAGTATACGGGATTGGTAGGGCAATCGTATACGCTCGTGTCCTTGCTGTTTTTCTGGGCCCACGTCGTTCCTGCTTCCAACAATTCCTGCTCGGCCTCCCCGATTCTCGCTCCGGGTAACTTAATACCGGTCAATACGAAGGTATTGCCGGGCTCGATGTCCAGATTGTCGTTGGGAATGATGATCTCCTGCTCACCGGTCGTCTCCACGTCTGCCACGATCTCGAACTTGCGGTCGAAAGGATTTGTTTCCGGATTCCATGTGTCGGGATCGTCGAACGCAGCGCCGAGTTGTATGTCGAACGTCCGGCCCGAAAGAGCACCGCTCGTAATGACGGCTTGCAGGGTCTCGCCCGGGATTAGATCGGTCGGAAGGAAAGGCGTGTCTTTCGCGTAGATTACCCGAGCTTCATATTCGGTTCCGCTATCAGTCTGTCGCTTTACTTTCTCGACTGAGGTGACAGTATCCGTATTTTTAGGGTAAATGTCCTCGAATACGACGAACTTTTCGACCACGTCGTTCCATACCATATCGGGCCGCGCATCGATATACTCCTGCCCACCCGGCAGCCTGAGCCGAATTTCAGAGACATGGTTGGTCGTTCCGCCCTGATCGGCCTGACCGTAGTCCTCCGTCAGGTTGCGCGTCGATCCGAATACGTAGAAGCGCGTGCCGTAGTTGCTGTCGTCACCTCTCCGCGATGGGATAGACGTGATAACCTCTCCCTCTACGAAATCTTCCTCGGTTCCGATCTCCAGCTTGCCGAAGCACAGGTAGATATAGCCTTCGCTTTGTTCGGTCCACCACTCGACATCGAAAGTCTCGGCGATCGTGTTGACGGCGTTCCAGCATGTGTCGCCGTTGAATGAAACGAGCTTCGTACCTTCTTTCAGTTCGTCGGAAAGATCGCGCATCTTCCAGTTTTTGGCAGGCACAAAGGCATTCATGTTTTCCACGATCAGATTCCCGAAGGACTGCAAATCGGTCGTGTCATGGAAAACCGCCTCCCGTGGCTTCTGCGATAGCCAGAATACGATGGCGCGCGTCATGTGGCGCTCCTGATCGTCGAACTGGAGTGTGTAGTCCCAGCTGCCGGTAGTGGCATTTCGGGTAGGGCGATTCTTGTCGACGTCGATGATCTCGAACTTGAGACCTTTATAGATAATATATGCTCCCGGAGCAAAGTCTATATAGGTGTCATGGGAAAAGGGCAGGGAGACGTAGTTGTCGCCCATCAATACTCGTTTGCGGACGGCAGACGAGGTGACTGGCGCATCGATCAGCTCGACTCCGTTTCTATTGTAGATAATCATTCCTCTTAGGCGTAAATGGTATGACTATCTCAAAGGTTGAAATACTCTGCACATTGTACAAACGGCTTTGCAAGTTGTTGATTTTTATGTTTTTAATTTGATGATAAAAAGAGGGTAGATAAATTAATTTTGAAAGATAGCGGGGGAAACAGTTTGGGATATGACGAATGTTCACTTTTTTTGTGAATTATATTAGAAAAGCATTATATTTGCATCGTAAACAATAAGGCAACGATGTTTATAGAATTCGACAAGGAGTATTTACGGGAGTTGTTCGAACTGGGGCGAACAAGCGATAAAAAGCACCGATTTCAGCCGGAAGTAGTGAGAGCATACAAACGTTGTGTAGATAAACTTGTGGCGGCTTCGAGTATTGAATCATTGTACCAACATCATTCTTTGAACTATGAAGTATTAGTGGGTGACAAGGCTGGTATTTCATCGGTTAGGATTAATTCTAAATACAGGCTTGAATTTCGAGTGCGCCATGTTGCCGAACAAGAGATAATAACAGTTTGTTTGATATTGGATATTAGTAATCATTATAAATAAGATTGGCTATGGCAACGGTTAATAAGAGGGTATATGGTATGAATGATTTGATTCCATATTTACCCACTCATCCGGGCGAAGCGCTGAAAGAGGAACTGGAAGCTCGCAATATTTCGCAACGTAAATTTGCGGAAATGATCGGTATGCCCTATACTGCGTTGAATGAGATTGCAAACGGGAAGCGTTCCGTAACGGCAGAAACAGCCTTAAAGATTGAAGCTGCGCTCGATATTGAGGCTATCTTTTGGTTAAACATGCAAACTCGTTACAACATGCAGACCGCCCGCCGTGATTCCGGCCTTTCGGCAGTGCTACAACAGATACGAAAAACAGCCGCGATGCTGTGATTGCCAATACCATAAAGGCCCGCATCAGCGGGCCTTTATTGGTAATTTCCTATCGTTTATCGAATGTTAAGCCTCTTTCTGCCTCTTAATTTATTGTTTGATGAAGACCCCTATTTCTTTCCCCGAAGAAGTATTTGTCACTACCATAGCTGAACCGGATATAATACCTTCCATAACAGCCAGTTCTTCCTCCAGAGGGTTTAATGTTACTTTGGGTTCATCGTATGTATATGTATAAATAGTTGTCTGAAAATTAGTGGATGAACTTGCATACTTTATAACAAGACGACACTCACTGTCATTAAATGATAATGAAGTTAGAATGCCATCCTCCGTATGTTCCCATGTGGTTCCCGATAGAGGATTTGATACTTTGTTATCATCGTCCGAACACCCTGTGAATACCATCGCAGCCACAACTGCGAACATTAGTAAAAATCTTCTCATAGTTTTTAAAATTGAAGTTTGTTTGGGCAAATATAAAGAAAATTTTACCCCCCCCCGTGGTAAATATTTATTATGTAATTATATTTTGTATTGCTTTTAACTATAATAAAATACTTGAGTCATTTGCTTCTCTGTTTCTCGGGTTCGGCTCGTTAAATTTCACCGACACAGAGCAGGAAGTACGAGCTATATTTTGCGCATACGATTGGGAACGGAGATAGGTAAGCCGATAGGTTTTCCCAGTAACCGGCAGATGAATCTCTACCTTTCCTGCGTATAATATTTGCTCGAATGTCGCCTTGTTAGCGGTAAATTCTTCCTCAGTATCGCCGTGAATGTTGAACGTGAGGGTAACGTCCCGTTCGTCGATCTTGGGTGAGTTGTACAGTACCCTTTTCCCGTCCTCAAGGCGGCTGGAATTTTCAACGAATTCTTTTAAAGGGAGGGGGGAACATATAGCATCTAAGAAACCATCCCCCATACGGACGCCGAAAGTCGATGCGTCCTGCTTGTTGATAAGCATTTCGGTCATGATCAAATTCTACTTGTATTGTTGTTAATCTTTGTTAAAGAGATATTTACGGCTTTTAATTCCTTTACCGTATTTTCGGTATTTTCATTTATTCCTCGGAGTTCTAAGAGGGAGTCTACCTGAATCTGCCGTAATTCGGATGCGATGTCGCGGATACCTGTATTGATGTCAATAATCTGCTGCCCTTTCATCTGCAAGTCCGAAAATCGACCGTTAAGCTCATTTCCAGCATCTTGTGATATCGTTTGGAGCCCTCGGGAAGTAGCGGATTGTTTTTCCGTATTATTCCCAAGCAGATCAAATCCATACTCTTTAGCTTTTTCATTCCATGTTTTCCACCAATTCTCAGCTTCCCCCACAACATCATCCATTCCCCCGAAAAAGGTTCCTAACAATTCAGGTATTTTTGTGGCCAATACGTTCGGATCATCTCCGTAATCAGTATATAGTTGAGTCAAATCCGCTTCGAGTTGGTCAAAATATTTCTGAAAAAACAGTGTTTGCATCATCTGTTTCCCTACTTTTTCCAACACGTTATTAAAGCTCTGCCCCCACGCTTCCATCGCATCCGTCCCGTTTTTAAACGCCTCCACGATAGAATCGCCCAAACTATCCCCGATCTCCCCGAAGGTAGAGTTCAAATATTCTTTGAATTGGTCTTCGGCTTCCTGCCATTGGTCATGCAAATCTACAACTTCCTGAAGTTGCCTTTTTGCTTCATCGTTTAGCTGATTATTGGTTTCCAAAAGAGCGCGGGCCGCTTCGACATTGAAGCCTCCCAATTCTTCCGGGCCCTCGAACAGTTCCGGGTATAGGTCTTTGAGATATTCGCCTTTTGCCGAACGGAACCAAGTTCCATGACGGGTTTGTATCCAAATATTCTGCAAGTCGGTATTAATTCCCCTGATTTCCTGCTTTATTTGCTGGATTTTTCCCAATGGCCCCTGCCGACTGGCCTGTATGCCTTCATCTTTATTGACCTGATCGATAAAATTTTTGTAAAGGTCGCCCGCCTCTTTCAGGGCGGCGATACCTTTAGCAAAAATATCATCGCTAAAGGCATTGGATGCTCCCTCTGCTTCCAAGCGAATATCCGATAACAGAAGCCTGTATTCGTGAGCAAAGGCGATTTGATCGTCGTGCATCTGTTTAAGAGCGGCCCGGTATTTGGCCTGACTGGAGAAGATCGCAGAGAGTCCGGTTGTAATAGTCGATATTACTCCCCCGATAGCATCGCCGGATATAAATCTATCCGCTATATTGGAAACTTCGGAAAGCGCCTTGCCGAAACTGGCGAGATCGGCATCCCCCGCAGCCTCGCCGATTCGCTGCAATGAATCGCCTACTTCGCCCAAATAAGACGTTGCCGCCTGTGCTGCGGATTTTAAATTGCCTTTTAATAATGCCTGTTGCCGCTGTAATCCCTCCAGCTTTTTTTGGGCATCTTCGATGGCTTGTTTATCGCCGCTGGCTTGTGCTTTCGCGAGTTCCCGTTCCGCTTTTGCTACTTCGGCCGTGTTTTTCTTCAACAACTGAGACGAGCGAATCATGGCGCCGAATGGATTTTGTTTGTCCAATAGCTCCAGTTTCCCGCCTAATGCGTCGTATGCTGCCGATAAGTCAGCAGCATTGGTTTTGAGGTTCTGCAACTGTTCCACAGACATACCGAACCGGGGGGATATATCCTCGAACTTCGTATTATTTACATAGTCCAAGACCTGTTGTGCATGAACGATGATCTCCTGTAGCTGTTTATTCGTATAGCTGGAGTAATTATCGAACAAACGGCCCCACAAACTTTGCCCGGCTTGTGCCAGGTAATCCATTTCGGCTAATTCTTTGGCGCGGCGGCGGGCCAGTTCATTCAAAGATCGGTCTATCGTATCTGCATTTTCTGCGGTACGGTTAGCTAATAATGTTTTTTCTTCTTCATCAAACAGACGCTCCAATTCAATCCGTTTGTCCGTGTAGCTTTGATACTTTTGAAGCAGATCGGAAACGGCTGCTTGTTTCTCGGCCCTTCCTATTTCGCCCACGAGGGCATTATACTCGCTTTCTCCAATAGAGCCACCCTTAAGCAGCGATTCCGCCAGTCTGCGGTATTCGTCGAACGTCTTTTGAATACCTTGCCGCTTGCGGTCTTCTTCCGACAAAAAAACATCGGCCACGCTGCGCCAAAGCTCTTCTTCCTGCTGGGCATATTTTGCGACAATGGCGGCCCGTTCTGATTCCGCGGCTTTTTCCTCGTTCGCTTTCGTCTCATCCAGCTTAGCCAATTTGTCGGGATTAGGCTCTTGTCCTTTGGTGGCATAAGCGGCGATGGTCTTTTGGCGAGCCTCTTCGATCTTGTCGAGCTTTTCCCGGGTCGCGTTATCCAATTGCGCGAGCTCCTTTTCTTGCCCTTCGGCCATAATCTCAAGAAGCGAATTTTGGAGTGCGGCCTCATTCGCTTTCAGGATTTCCGCAAGGGATTCCCGGGTCGCAATTACTTTGTTTTGTCCCTCTTGCAATTTAGAGGCATAATTATTTTTATCATCAGGCGATTCGCGTGTGTATAAGGTCTCGGCAGTCTTGGCCAACTTCTCGTTTGCCTTGTTTAGAGCCTCGATATATTGCCTGATGTCCGTAAATGCGTCTTCGGGCAACTCCAACTTTTTCCCGATTTCTTTGCTTGACTTCTCGATACTATTCCATAGCTTGCTTATATTAATCCTAAGTCCCTTTATTAGGGGAGAATCTTCCTCGATCCCTTTACTTTTTAGCTCGTTGATTTTGGCCTGCGTGCTTCTTATTTTTTGAGCATAGGATAGTATGTCTTTATATTCATCAGTACCCTGAATTTTCAAAATAGTGCTCTGATTTTCCGACAAAATATCCTGTGCTGCTTTTGCTTTGGAAACTTCGATAATAGAGGCCCGCAATTCATCGTATTTATTTTTAAGCATACCGGCCGCAATCAGTTCCGCGTCCATATTGCCGAAATACGCTGGGTATTCTTTTTGCAGCTTTTCAATGGCAATCCGACGTTCATCGTATGCTTTGGAAGTGTCAGTAGCTGCCTTATACAGCAAATCCAGTTTTGTTATTTCCCGTTGAGCATCAGTAGTCCCCTTGCTTATTGCATTGTGGAGATGCTCTTGGGCAATCGCTGCTGCATCGATTTGTTTTTTGCCTTTAAATAATTCCTCGACCCAGTCGGCGATTTCATTCCCATAAAGGGTGAGCAGGGTGATTCCGCCTACCAATGCCGTTTGCCATGAGAAGATGGATTTTACGATCTGTTTCCATACAGGGGTAGCCGCTTTCCCTTCAGCAACAGCGGCTTTATATTTCGCTATCGCTCGCCGGATGTCGTCAGCCAAAATAGGCAGGTTATTGGATATAGCTACAAAAAAAGTATTCAGGCCATAAGAAATAGAGGGGAGTTCCCGTGCTACTTGTTGGATTGAAAACCCGAGTCCGTCCCAATGCGAGGCATAATTGCCTACATTGCGCTGATGATTGCCGATCGATGCATCCAATTCTTTTATTTTCGTATCGACCAGTTGGATGCGCTTCAAAAGTTCTTGGCCGAATTGAGAATTGCGCTCTTCCTCGTTCAGGGTCTTGTAAAACATGCGCATTGTTCCCAAAGACTGCGACATCTCATTCATCGAGCCACGAACGGCCTGCTCGGATTTTATTTCGTTCGCGAGTATTTGCTTGAGCTGTGAAACCGATTGCTTGTGTTCTTCGAGAGAGCTTGTCAGTTGGATTCTCCGCTGTCTTTGGGCTTCCGTAAGATTTATGCCGTCGGATTCGAGCTTTTGCAAGCCTTTTAGCTCTTTCTTAATCAGACGAATCGCATTCTCTTCTCTGAGCATTGAGGCAATGGTTTCCTCCCGGCTGCCCAATAGGGTTCTTATTTTACTGAGAAGCTCATCGTAAGCCTGCGTTTCCTCTTTGATCGACGGGGCATTATTCGCTCCGGAACTTGGCGAGGTGCTTTTATTCGCGGTATCGGCTACCTTTTGACGCAATTCTTCATAGGCCCGCAGCAGCGAGGCGATGGATTCTTTCTCCCGAGTCGCAGCCTGTTCCTGCTCGCGTTGTCTGTCCAACTGAGCCTGCTTGATCCGATTGATTTCCGCTACCAGGTTGTTTATTTCCTCTTTCGACGCCTTCAGGTCTTTGAGCAAGGGGTCTATTTTAGGGTCTGCGGCATTGATCGAGCGCATCTCTTTTTTGAGCGAGGCGATATGCTGCTCCAACTCCTTGATACGAGTAAGAAGGTCGTCGATAGGCTTTAAATTAGCCGTCGTTTCAAATTTAAGTTTAGCCATCTTAATTAGAGTTTTTCTTGCTTCGGCGAGCGGCCATTTCCTTCCCGCTTATTTTTTTTACTTTGTCGCCGTATACTATATGGAGCTTATCTTTCTGCATGATTAGAAGGTTTCGGTAGGGGATAATCTCGAATACTTCCGTGTAGGACAAGCGAAGGTTTTCCATAAACGAAGCGATCTGTCCCATCATCGTTTCGTTTCCGATTACCTCATCTTTGCTGCCACTTCGGCGACGCTCCTCGCCAAAGCGGCACACTCGAAAGGGTCGGTTCCGACCAGACAGATCGCCTCCTTTAAAGCTATTTTCATCTCGACGAAAGAACCTTCCGATAATTCCTCTGCCAGACTCTCGTTCCCGCACAAGAGGCAGGAAAGACCTTTTAGTATGTGTTCTGTTGCGTCCGGCATTTCCCCGAGAGCGTCCAATATGCTTTCTCCCTGAATGTCTATTGCCGCGAAGTGCCGAATCGCTTGGCACAATCTTTTGATAGTCGGCGGATAAAGGGTGTACGCTTTCGAGCCCATTGTGATGGTCACATAACTTGCTCCGATAAGAGATTCGGAAACTATTTTTGCTGCTTCGTTTTTCATGGTCGTTAATGAAATAAAAGGGTAAGGGAATCCCTGACTCCTTTACCCTTTTTCTGGTTCATAATGAATGATTACTTGCTGCTCAGATTGCTGAGTGATGACGCTTCAACAACCACCGAAGAATCGAACCAATATTCCGAGGATACGTCAGAATTATCCGGTTCCAACGCCGTTGCCGATACGGCCAAGCCGATTGCTCCATCTGTGTTGGCCTCACGGGTGATAGAGGTCGCTTTAGGGAATACGACGTACTGATTGTCTTCGGTCAGGGCGATCATGCACTTGTAGATGTCTACGACACCTCTTTCGCGCTTCCATCCTTTGTCGGTATCGATGAGCGTACCGCCCATCAGGTCCTTTTTCGTAGCATAGTCATATTGTCCGATCGTGAACGACATGACTAAATCGCCCATCTCTTTTGTCTGACGATAGTTGCTGCCTGTAATCTGATTTTTGTACGATGTTACGGACGGCTCAGCTTCTTCGATTGACCATGTGTCCTGATGAACGTTTTTGACCTCCTTTGCTGTTCTGAGGATGGTCGCAAGAATGGCGCCGGTCAGATCGGCGGTAACAGCCGTAGTCTCAGCATACCAAAGCTGCTTAATGTCGACAGCAGAAAATGTTGTTGCCATAGTTTTAATAGTTTACGTTTAACATTTCAAATAATAATCTTACGTTTACAAAGTGACACTTAAGGGCTTCATCCTTTTCTTGGCTCGTCCCGTCCTCCATGTATCGGCAGACGGAACCGTCAAAGCGAAAGGTTTTCTTCATGCGTTTGAACATTCGCTCGATCTCGGTCAAGCGCCTTGTATTGGCCATACCGTACAGATCGGGCACGCAGATGTTCAAATGAGCATATGAGCTTTCCCAATAAGTTCCGGGCGACAATTCTCCGCAGCGAATAATTATTCTTTCGTCAGTTATCTCGCCGTCGGGGAATGTGTCTTGCAGATATGTCTTGAACCCGTATTTCTTCAGGTCTTCTGACAAAATGCTTTTTATGTCTCCCGTCGTTATCATGCTGCAATCATTTGCCTTACCTGTATTTCTGCACTATCCAGCACATCGAATCCTTTTGCGTTGACAAAGCTCGCATAGTCCATTCCTGCAACTACGACCAATGTGATTCCTTTCGGGTATTCGGCGGCTATGGCCCGCGCGAAGTCCATTCCCGTCTGGCTACCTTCCGAACCGTCACCTGAGCGGCCCTTTGCCCAGAAAACAACTGACTTTCCTCGTTTGGTCGTAAAGTCCACCTTCTGCATGTTTTCTCCGCGTCCGGTCACCTGCTTGAATCCGCCTTCACGGACCACCCGACCATTATAGGAGACTATGTAGCCGATGGAACTTCTCAGATTACCCGTGATGTTTTGGTATCGGCCTCGACTTACGGCTGTCGCCGTAGCTTCCTCTCCGAATTCTACCATCCGAGATATTATCTCGTTGATAAATTCATTGATGATACCGTCGATATCCGAAAAGTCATAGGTCACATCCATACTTCCGAGTAACCCAAGTAGTTGCATGAGGAAGGTTGATATACCTGTCCTTCGCCTCTGATTGACCCGTCGTCATTGAGGCATCGTGCGTAAACACCGGCTTCGATTCTTTCGCCTTCGTATACCACATGGTAGTTAGGGCGATAGACGTGGCCATTCTCCGAAATGAATTCTTTAGTAGTCTTGTCATCGCACCTGCACCTCGCTATAGTCTTCCATTCCGGCGTGCCAGATACGGAAGGATTGCCCGATTCGTCATACTGTATAACCGGGTCTATTCTGATTTGCAGGATGTGCGGTGAGTAATACATTACCAAAGGTCAGACATATCGGTTATCGTGCTTATCCCCGCAGCTCCGGCATCCGGCTCGATTCCATTCTTTTTGCACATGAACAGGTAATAATCTTTCAGTGCATCGAAATCCCACGAGACGGAGAAACCGTTTTCCGATACCGATTGGGGGCGGAGAAAGAGTGACGGGATGAAACGAGTCATAGCGATAGAAACTTCGTTTCTGTTTTCAGACGTCAGTTCATCGTTCGCCTCCATACCGGCATCGGAAAGAATGTCGAGAAGATCAGCCTCCGAAATAGTTCCGAAAGGCTGAAACTTCTGCCTTATGTAGTCACTTACCGTCACGATTCTACGGTCAGAGAGTAAATTCCGTTGATCTCCGTGATCACCGGAAGCGAAATAGATTGCGCTTTCGTGAATTCTACGCCGTTCGAGCCCTGCGTTTCACCTACGCCCCACTGAGAAATGCGGATGCGTCCGTAATTTGAGTAGGTCACTCCCGGTTCCTCACGCAGTTCGTTGTCGGCATAGGCGTTTTTGATAACCCCCAGTTTTCCTGCCGGCACGAAAACGAGATTCTTGTCATTCCACGGCTTGTATTCCGCGAGCTTTCCGTTATCCTGAATACGAGTCATGCGACGGATAACCTCGAATGTCGGGAATCCGTTCGAACGCATGAACTCGTTCAGATTGGCGAGCAACAACGGCGTGGACGACTTGTCGGACCCGAATACGGCCGACTTCATTTTCTTGTTTCTCAGGATGAAAGAGAGCCGGCTTTGTGACAACAGGATTTTGTCGAATACGACTTTATCCTGAGCAGCGTCGAGAACGGCCTGAATATCTTCCAGCGTGTCGACAGAGTCTTTGTTCGAGTCTTTCCATTCCGTCGTCGCAGTTGCGATATTCTCGTCGGGCATTTTGTAGTCGATGCTCCCGCGCACGCCACCCTCGGGGTTATTGTTTTTGTCGAAAGTGAAAATACCCTTGTTGGAGAGGGCTCCGAGAAAAATGATGTCGAGCTTCGCCTGTACGGAATTGACGACCTTTGTCACGTTACCCCACATCAGGTCGATGAGTTGACGCTTTTTAACTTGGTCCGAAACCATGCGGGAATCCAGAATCTGGAGTACCTTTCTGTATTCCTCGATGGGCATGGGGTAGGACATTTGGTGCGTCATGACCTTCTCTCTCAGGGTCTCCAGTCCTTCGGTCCCCATAACGGGCTCCTTGCCGTGAGAATCCAGTGTTGCGGCGGCGACACTCAGATTGTAGGAACCTATCAGTTCCTCGAAATTGAAACCGATTGTAGGAGTGTCCCAATCGAGGTACTGGTCGTAAACGGTCTGATCGAACAGGCGCTTACGCAGCTCAGAAGCTGTGTCTATGCGAATCTGCACCTCTTTGGTGAGCTCGTTGAAAATAGAAGAATAGGTAGCTTCGTTCATTGTTTTTCGCTTTTACTGCCTGATATACTTGATTTCGTGGTTGTTTTTGAGTGAATATCCCTCCAGCCATGCCTCCGGTACGGGATAGGCTACATCTTTGAGAATGCGTGCACCGTAGGCGGCCGACACGACTGGAAATCCGTGTTTCGTCGTGTATTCTTTCGTCGTCTCGATGACCGCATCCGGCAGATCGTCGTCTGACAGAAGCGTTGCGCCTTGCGTTGCTCCGGTAACGGCCGCTGCGAACGTCAGCACATCGTAATCAGCGTTCGTAGTGTCGATACTTTTGATCGTCGAGTTGGATTCGCCGATTTTAACGGTGTCGCCTACCTGAAACATGGAGCCTTTGACGACACGAGGAGCGGATGTGGTCCCTCCCGTAACGACGAGTGCGCTTTTGCAGATTTTACACTCCATGTTAGCGAAGTCGAGCTTGATGGGAGTACCCTCTTTGAGGAGTGTCCCCTCCGGGTATGTGCCTTTGAGTGTGAAATCACCGGGGAGTGCTTCACGGTTGCCACGCCAGAATACAGGGAACCCGCCCTTGTACTTGGTCCTTTTGAATTCGATAGCCATGTTTTTTTGTGTGTTTAGTTTTTGTCCGGCAGATTTGCGGCCCACGCCTTAGCCTCTTCTTTACTCTGAGATTCCGACGTGGAGAGAGGAAATGCCGATTCTTTCCCCTCGAGTCCGGCGGCGATGAATCTTGACTGGATTGACGAGAATCTGTCTTTGATTTCCGAGGCATCGGGTGCTTCCTTGTTCATCGCAGTTGCAAGCCCCAAAAGATCGTTCAGCATCTTGTCGCTGACATTCGCCGCTTTTGCCGCAGACCGGAATAAATCTTCACGCTCGGCCCGAACCTTTTCGGCTTTCAGAGCTTCGCTTTCGCTCTTGATGGTTGCGTAGCGCTCCTCCTGTTCTTGCTTGTAGCGTGTGAACCATTCCGGTTCTTTGTCGAGTTCGTTTTTCTCATTCTGCCCGCCCTCGTTGGCAGATGATGCCTCGGCTTTTTTCTTCAGCTCATCGTACTGACCCTTCAGAGTGCCATATTCGGTGCGTGCCCTGTCAAAGTCGGATTGAAAAACTTTCAGAATAGACTCGATCCCGCCGACAGCGGTTTCGATCTGCGATTCATCGGTGACGGATTTTTCGATACTCGAGGCGATCCCGTCCAGAACCTTTGAGCTGAACCCCAGATTGGAGTATTTGGTTTTCAGCGCTGTTAGAATTTTTTCTTTCATATTTTGTGTTTTTAAATGAAAAAAGCGCCAATTCCCCGAGAAGGGATATTGGCGCTCTGTGGCACTCTTCTGTCGTATGTTAAGCCCTATACATCGATAAATGTCCGCATTTAGGGCATTTTATTTGAGCTATTCCTTGCATTTCCGCGAGTTTCCGCCCGCATTTTTCGCATCGTACTTCACGCAATATTGGCCGTGCTTTGAATCCTAAAAAAGGAAAAGCAACCTTTGCTGTGTGAGTTGGTACTTTCATGGACCAAAATTGGAAACACTCTGCACATTATGCAAACCCTTTCATTGTTTTAAGTCATTAAAACCTCTGATTTTTTCAACTTCCTCATCCGGCTTATCCGCAAGACCGAGCATCTCGACCGCCTTTTCCAGTGAAATGACGCCATCCTGATATGCTTTGCCTATTGCGGACCATTTGTTCTGCACGTCTTCCTCAAACGGTTCGGCGAATTCATGTTCGATTTTGAGGCTTGCCAGTTGATCTCTCATATGAATGTGAGTGACATTCATCATGATCGCAAGAATCAGGTTCTTCTCTCTATCTACAAGCTCGTCATAGATTTCTTTACGGTTATCTCGTTTGATGTAGCCGAGCACCATAGCGCGCTTTATCGCATCTCCACTCAGGGTCCCCAGACCTACCATTTTCTCCGGAGAGAATTCAGGGGTGAAAGTGTCGAACAGAATAGACTCTTTCAGGTCGTCTTTTTCTTGTTGCCGAGTTTCGGAAGACACGGGAGGTTCGATATATTCGAACTTCGACTTATCATCGGACAGTTGGACAACCTTGCCCGGATCTCCTTGTTTGGGTAGGCTTTTTATAACATCGGCAGTAGCGGCTGCTATAGGATCGGCGAAGTAATTATTTACGTCGGCCGTTTTTGAATCGATATTTTCTTCTCTATCTATACGAGGCTGAAGTCCGGACCATGCCGTTTCCTGAGGGTAGTAGATGATGTTTATCTTGCCCGATGGATTGACAACAGGCGTAACATCCCAACCGATCTTTGCCTTTCGCGCACGATAAACGAATGTCGGCGTATGGATGTCGAAATGTTCTACAGTGTTCGAGCCTTCTTTCAGATAATACCCATAGCCGAAGGCCAATAGACTTCCGTACTGGTCGAACATCGGGCGAAGTGTATAACCTTTCGATTTCGAAAGAACGACAATTTTTACAGCAGGAAGACCTTCTTCATTGCGGTAAATATGATATAGTTTGGCTGATTGAGTCTCGGCTCCGGCCAGCCGTTTGGCTTGGCGCATATGGCTATTAAAACGATGGTCTCTTAGGAACTGCATAAAAGCTGCGAATGCTTCGGGATCGCTCGATTCGTCAGACATTCTCCATTTAATCGGATTACCCAACAGGAAAAATAGCTCGACCTCGTTGATATAGCGTTGACGAGTTCTGGGGAGCTTTTCAGTGCGGTAACTTTCCTGCCCTTTACGTACTTTATCAAGGCGTTTCATTACGGCGTGAAACTCGGGATTATATTCACGGATCGCTTTCATAGCTTCCGCATCGTGATTTTCCATGAGCGACATAGCCTGATCGATGTCTCGCGCCGTGATAAGCTCAAGAAGGGATCGCTCAATGCCGAAAGCATTCAGCGTTTTGTTTTGAAAGTACGTGAAAAGCTGATCTATAAATCCCATATTACCATATGTTTAGGTTTTCGAAATCCTCAAGCTGCATTTGTGGCTCCCTTTTCTCAAAGCAACCCGTTAGCGCGTCCGGAGCATCGTCGTTAGCATTCCGACCTTCCTTCATATATCCCATAACCGCCCGATAAAATTCCGGCCATTTTTTATCCCACCCCGACGGGAAAAAGGTCATATTGTTCACGTCAGCCGATTTCGAGAATATTCTAACCTGTTTATTATCAGTCTGGGCAAACCATGAAATCCGGGTTTTGGTATTGCCCATCAATCGGCATTGTTTTTCCACATTGCGAGCAAAGCCCCGTCCTCCGTTGTTACTTTCGATAAAGGCTTCTTCGGTCTGTTGTCTCGACAACATCTCGGCCGTCGCAGGCTCGGTATACTCCATCGGTTTTTTTGTATAGAGCACATCGGTGACGTAGTTGCCTTCGGGCTGTTCTACATAACAAATTGCACATAAATAGTCATCGCCCGTGTCTGCCGTGTCAACGTAGGCTTTGCGTGTCGATTCGATCGCGTAAGGAATGATATCGTAGGTCTTGAACTCCCGATACATCATGCCTTCCAACGGCTTCGGATTCTGCATGTATTGTGTCTCGAACGTGAAAGGATCGGATTCTCGGTATCGCCGTAGCTTTTCGAGAGGGAATCGGTCTTCCCATAAAGCTCGCTCCGTGTTCGTCCCTTCGTCGACTATTGCCGGAAATCTGACTACATCCCATTCGCCGCCTTCATCGATTGTACCTTCTCTTTTTATTAGATAGCCGCAGAAATCATCCTCGGCAAGTCTTTGAGCAGTGACGATGACCGGCGTATGTGTGTCGTTTAGCCGGTTTTTGAACGTAGATGTCCATAATTCTCCAATCCGCTCCTTGATAGTGTTGGAAAAACTATCCTGAGCTTTCATCGGGTCATCAATGAGCATGGCTCCGCTGAATTTCTTTGCTCCCAGTTTACCACATCCGAAACCAGTAATCTGTCCCATGAATGGCGCTGCATACATGATGCCGCCTCGGGAAGTGGAAATGCTCCCTTTAGCATTATTCGATAGTTTGACCTGAGGGAAAAAAGCCCGATAATTTGGATCCGCCATAAGCCTGCGAACGTTGGTAACGTTGCGAGTGATAAGCTGGTCGCTACTCGACAGGTGCATGAATTCCGCATTAGGGTTGATAGCAAATCCTAAAGCGGAAAACGATACGACTGCCAACTCTGTCTTTGAATGGCGCGGGGGAATGTTAAACATTACCCGGTTGGTTGGGTGCTCGCCTCGGAGAACCTGATCGAGCTTGCGACAAATGATTCGATGGTGAGGAGATATTCGGAACGGCTGTCTGTTTACGGCTTCGAACATAACAGCCGTAAATGTCAAACTACCTTCTTTCAGCAGAAGATCGCCGATTGCTGAATAATCATTCATTGTTTTTCCCCTCCTGAATCAGTTGGAACAGGCGCTCTACGTTAAAAGTAGGCTGTGGAATATCATTGCCTTTGCTATCTGTATTAGCTATTTTTTCCGGTGCGTTATAACCAAGCATAATCACAATACTGTCCAGCGCCTTTTGCTTGTCGTAGCATGTAATTTTTACCTGTTCGTCAATCACCTCGTCGCCCATCGGAGTGGTACGCTTGGTCTGTTTTGTTTCGACTGACCGAATACATGCCTTTTCGTCATCGGTAAGGCTTTCGAACTCTTTAAGCGACATCCATCCATTACGAATGCGGGTTGCATCGGAGAAGGCGATTTTTTGGTGCTCCCGAATGATTTGCAAAGCCGTAATGCCGGATGCTTCGGCAAGGTGGCTTTTGAGATATTCCAGCCTTTGTGCAACCTTTGTGTCCGCAAGAAGCTGCGATGCGTTACACCAAACAGAATTATCACTCATTTTCGAGCAATCGTAAGCATAACGATATGCCTCGGAGGCGTTACCGCATTCGAGGTACTTATTGCAGAATTTTTCTTGTTTGATTGTCAGACTTGCCTTTGCCATACTGTTTTGCCAAAACCTTCGCTTGGCGACTATGTATACTTAATGCAAAGGTTGAAACGGTTTGCACATTGTGCAAGAGTCTTTAAAAAGATTTTAATACTCAGCAATTAAAGCGGAAAGAAATTTGCTTTACAATAGCTGACATTCCCCTTGTAGGATGTTTTTGTTTTTTTTGTAGATTTGTGTCAAATATTATTAGATACTGTAAGCGTTTAATATTTGGGTTTTAGACATACGTTTTGTATCAGAGTAATATTGGCAAAAAAATGCTGATAAGATGAAACAAAATCAAGTATCTATTTCTTTCGTAGGAGTATTTAGTGCTCCTATGCAGATTCCCATGTTAGACTTAAATTTTCTGAATAATTTTTTCGGAAAAGCGGGTTCGGCATTTGCAACTGCTACGCCTATGGGGTTGATTGTTAGAGATAGAGAAAGCCCGGGTCCCGCTGTGGCAATTACACCTCAAAAAATAATTATTTCTGCGACCGATTTGGATAAGTTAGTAGAATATATTAAGCGACTCCAATCTGGCATACCAAAATATGAATTTGCCGCATATGGATTAAATCAAGAGATTGAATGGCTTGAATTGGAAAAGCCAGTCAAAGAATGGATGGTTGACAAATTCATTAGTTCAGATTTGAAAGACAAAGATGGCTCCGTGACTTGTGGTAAAGTGAATTTACAGTATACGATTAATAAGAATGAGCAACTATATTTGGACTTTGAGCCTCGGATGAATGAGGATAAGGGGATGTTTGGTGCAATTAATCATCATAATCAATATGCTATATCGGGATTCCCGAATGAAGAAAGATTAAGGCATTTATTCTCTGATTCAAAAGGAAAGGTTAATAGTTATTTAAATGCATTGATGTTATGAGTGCCAGTAATAATTTGCCTATTGCTTTATCGTTGATTAGTGTTCTATCATCGGCCACACCTTGCGAGGTAGCATCACAATCATCTCCGTTACCTGCTACTGTTTTCTGTTGGCATAACGGTAATACAAATATAGCTTCAACTAAAATTCCTGATACAGCATCAATTGATTTTAATTCACAAGAATTTATTGCGCCTCCAAAATCTTTTGCCACGCGTTATAGTCGAATAGCGAAATCGGAGAAGTTTAAAAATGCGTATGTAGGATATAGTTTGGGTGAACGTATATTGGTGGAATAGCAGTCATGGAGTGGCTCAAAAAATTTGATTCCATAGAAAAGTTGACGCAAGGGTCAATAATAGACAATGTTGATTGGGGGTACACAAAAGATTGCAATCCTTTGAGTATTGTACTTTCCAACGCATGTGATTTGGAACACGAGGGACATTGTTCCTATTTGATTGTCGCTGCGATGCATTTGGCGGCAGACGTTATTCAAGCATCGAGGGAATATAAGGGGCTTTTGGGAGATACTCCTTCTGACAAAATAACTAAAAAGCAGCGCAAAGGGATAGAACGGCTGTATTCAGATTATATTCATAATAGAACTATCAATCGTTATTTTTTTATAGATTGCTCTGAGATCGAACCAAATTTATATATGGTTGTTGATTTTCAAGAGCTCATGTCCGTTGAATATAAAGGTATAAGTAAATATAGACCTGTTGCACATTTACTTTCTCCATTACGGGAACATTTGATGATGCGGTTCGTTTGTTATACGGCTCGCATACCAATAGATCGTGTTGATGAAAATCGCGAAAAAGAAATTATAAGTAAACTAACTGAGGATAGGTAGAATTTTTATATTATGATGGAAAGATGACACATAACCTCAGTGAATATTTTAGACACTACTACTTACCATACCATTATGTAAAAGTATGAGGCAATATCATTTTCGTAGTGTTACAAAAGAGTTTTACAGCAAATCGAGTAATCTGCATCTGATCGACTCAAATACTGGCTGAGGCAGTTCCATCTCTAAATCCTTGAGCAGGTCGGCGATTCTGTCGGCCCGTTCTTTTTCTTCGTGTTCCATGTCTTAAGTTTTACAGTTACAGCAGCATATGAATTCGTGGATGTCTTTCCACAAGAGACTGTTCAGGTCTCCGGTCAGATAGGCGACCTGCTCGCCTCCCATATCGAGACCGAACGTTTCGGCGATGTCATCGACCAAGTGTCGGAGCTCATGCTCGAAAGAATTCAGGAATTCGGCGTGCGACGAGTGAAGCCCGATCACCATGACAGTGCTGCGTAGCTTCTTGTTCGAGTACGTGAACCCGGTATCCATGTCGCAGCGCATAAGATTTTCCTGCACTCTGTTTTGAATCGATTCGGGGCAATCTATGTCCTTTAGCGACAGCATTATTTCGCCCACATGGTAGCATGTTACCGCGTAAAATACACGTAAATGCCAGTCATACTTTTCTATGTGAACGTCGTTTCCTTTCACTTTTAGCAAACTCTTGGTTCATCATGCGGCGCTGCCGTCGTGGCAGAGTGCTGTTCGCTTCGCTCATAAACTCAGACAGGCGTCGGTAATCCTTTTCGGGCATACTTTCGATCACCTCGCGCGGATTGGCTCCGGCGAGCATCCGGAGTGCGTACTTATACATTGCCATTGTCAACAAGAACGATTAACCGTATTTTGTTAGCCTCATCCGACGCGTCCTGCGTGAGGAACGCCAGTATTTCGTTGGCTCGTGCCATAAGCTCTACACCGTCTTTCGTCGTCCGCTGCGCGATTTCAAGCGCGTATTTTCTCAGTTCGATATTGTCCATTGCTTTGTTTTAAGTGGAATAAAATATAAAATAGGGAGGCGCGTATGACGAAGCGCCTCCCCTTCGGTTACAGAAAGTCTTCCCAGATCAGAGGCTCGCCTTTGGCGATACAGTCGGCATAGTATCTCGTAAGAGCTATGCCGTCTTCGCCATCCGGATCGTCTATGTACGCCTTGACGTACTGCATGATCTGGGCCTCGGAAGATAGAGGCTTCGGATAGAAGTCCGAGTAGGTCATGTTGGCGACGTACATGCAATCGTAGCCTTTTGCCTTTTCGATTGTCAGTCCGTTGCGCTCAAGGGCCTGCTTGACCTCCTCGTGCGTCCACCGGTGCGACGACCCGTCGGCGTTTTTCATGCGCTTGGGGTCCGTCGCATATTCCGCGAGCTTTTGCGAGAAATGCCATCCGTAGTGAGACAGGTATTCACGCATTCCCCGTGGTATCTGCTCGTAAACGTCGAGTCTGTCCATAGTCTACCGACGTCTGTAGCGAGAATACGGACCGGTTCCACGCACTCCACGACGCTCGCCATAGTCATAGTCGTCGTCATCGTCTTCTTTCCACGGCTCACGCATACCATAGCCTCCGCGTCCGCCTCCGGAATAGCCTCCGCGCTCGCCGTAGCCTTCGTGCATCTCCTCCATTGCCTTTTTGTAACCTTTGCGATATGCTTTTTCAAGCATCTCGTCGATCTGCTCGTCGTCTCCGTTGAAACCGCGAGCGATCCCTATTGCATTCCATCCCATAATTACTTGGTTTTTGGTGTCTCCGGTTTGAGAAGGCTCTTGATGTCGTTAAGCGTCGGAACGGACTTTATCAGTCCCTTCAGGTCGGCCAGCTCCTTGTTCAGCCTCTTGATCTCCTCATCCTGCTCTCGGGTCTTGGCGTAGGACGGGTCGAGCTCTTTGAGTATTTGATCGTATGCGGCCAGGTTGGCCTTGTGTCGGTCGAACGAGTTGATGATGTCCGTGCTCTCCTTCTGCGCCGCCGTGATCGCCGGCATAAGCCCCTCGCGTGTCATGGAAACAGTAAGGCCGTCTTTCGACTCGACGTCCATATTGGTCCTAACGCCCCACGACTCGTTATTATCCAGAACGATATTGATATATTGCTGCTGAAACGGCGTGAGTTGCCCCGGCGTAGGCTGCGGATAATAGGGTATGCCTATCTCCTTGACTGTTGCGACATAGAATTTCGGCGTCTCCCGAGTGTCTAAGACGTACACGGAACTGCCCTTTCTCAAATTCAGAAACATGGTTTTTAATTTTTAAATAGGGAAGCCCGAAGCGTTTACGGGCTTCCCTGCTGATTGGTTAAACAATGCCTGTCATGATTTGCAGCGTGTTCGTAGTCCGGTCGAACCAGAACTCGTAAACGCCCGTCCCCGGAATGTCGGCGACCGTCAGGGGCGCTCCGTCGAATTTGGTGACGGCCTGTGTCGCTCCATTGGTCGAGAACAGAATGGGCAGCGTCCCGGTGGTCCCGGTAGGAATCTTCTGGGCTATGTCCACGAATACCGTTCCCCGATACCATGCGTTGACAAACGCATGGTTCTGAAAGGCGAACACTACATTATCGGTGTTGACAGTAACCGCAGTGGTCGCAATAGCGGCCGATCCGCGGCGGTTAACGAGCGTGAAAGGATATACTGCCATAGCAACCTCCTTTCTTGATTAACCCCAGAAGCCGTTGCCCCAACCGTTCGCGCCGAAGCCGATTCCGTACTGTGCGGCAACACACGTAGGCACGCCGACAATCGGACTGTAGGGTACGGTAGCCGTTTCCGGCAACTTGCACTTGATCCCGTTGACATCGTTTTGCAGGCTGTTTACCGCATTCACGATAGGAGTCGTTGCCTGACCTATCATCTGACCGAAAGCGGCCGTCTGATGCTCCTGCGAGAGCTGGTTGAGCAGCGTCGAATTCTTTTCGCGCAACGCATCGATCTTGTCCTGAAGCGCCTGAGTCTGCATCTGGTCGAGCTTGCCGATGATCGCGTTGGTGTTGGCCGTTCCGGCATCGCGCAGAGCGAGGGTATTCTGATTCGCCGTGTTGACCAGCGTGTTGGTCTGGTTGCAGGTAGCCAACTGACTCTCGTATCCCTGCTGCTGGATCATCGTGCGAACGTTGCAGCAGCATTCTGCCATTTGTGCGGCAATCTGGTTATTGCCTGCCTGAATGGCGTTGATTACTTGCTGTCCCGTCATTCCGACCTGACCGGCCACTTTGTCGATTGAGCCCTGAAGACTGCAAATCGCGGTCTGGATCTGCTGAACGGAGCAGTTGAGCGACGAGGCAAGCTGAGTGATTGCCGAGCCGTTGCCCTGAATAGCGTTCATCAGCAGTTCACGGCCCGCATCGCCGTTGAGTTGAGCAGGCAGCGAGTTCATGCCATTGCCGCCCCATCCGTTGCCGCCCCAGCAGAAAAACAGCAAGATGATCCATATCCACCAGCAGCCGTCGCCGCCCCATGCGCTTCGGTTGTTGTTGCCGTTCATCAGCGCCGCTACGAGATTCGGGTCCATACCCCGATTCTGCATCAGGGCCGGAATCAGAGAGGCAACGCTCGAATTGCCCCCGTCGCCGAACATGAAAATGTCTTTGTCCATAGTTTGTGAAAATTGATGTTACACCCTCTCACGCGGGGTGTTTTGACGATAGCTATGAAGCAAAAATGACAACGGGTAGCACATTGTGCTACCCGTTTGCATATTAATGATATTTTATTTGTATTCAGTATTTTATGTGCAAATTAATTATGCGTAAAAATAATGTTTGTGTTATCATAGAATTTTTTTTTGAAAAAAGTTTTGCATATTCAAAATATATTCTTACCTTTGTAATGAAGTTAAACCTCAAACCAAAGCCGACGGGCTATAAGCGGACGATATGAAAAAGTACATCGACACCATCAACGAACTCCGCGCAATGAATGTGCGCGACATCTTTGAAAAGGTATCCAATTACCATTATTTGAGCAATAACAGCGTCGAATATTCTGATGACGCATACTTCATTTTCAATATCATCACCGAAATCGGAGAAGGTTTCGTGGTTGACATTTGCAAGAAAGCCAGTTGTGACAATCGCGCGATTTCCGTAAAGCAAGCATGGTGTGTTGCTTTCGCGATCAAAAAGCTGACCGACGATCAGGCCGAGGCTTGCGCCGCCCGTATGGAGGCACTCGATGCTGAGGTAGAGTCGACCGAAGTCGCAAAAGCCGAATGTGATATTGAAAACGACAAAAAAGAAAATACCGAAACTGAAAATATAACCGAAAAAAATATGAAAGCATCAGACATTCGTGCTATTAATGAAAATCAAGAAAGCGGACGAGTGTTCATTCACTTGACCGACGGGCAGACGATCTGTCGCGTTATGAGTACCCAAGAAGTCAGAAAAGCTCAGAAAATCAGATTGCGCGAGGGTATCGAGGCTTTTAAAAACGAAATAGTTCGGCTGTTCAATGATATCTATTCAAAACCTCAGGCTGTACGAAAAGTGCCGGTAGATCGAGACGAAGAACGATTTTGGACATTGCACAATATGCGCAAGATCGGTTCGCTGCCTTCAGAAGAAGAGTTGGAATATCAATTACTTTTAGACAAATCAGATATTTAATTTATGGCCAAAGATTATCCAGCTTTCATCATCGACCGAAGCCGTCGGTCCGAAGCATCGCGCTTCACCGACGACTTCGTCGTGTGTACTGACAAAGAGGTCGGCTTTATCGCGCGGGTATATACTGTTCCCAAATCGCGTCGCGCAGAGGTAGCCGCCCGTATGGATGCGCCTGAAGGCAAAAACCGTTATATGGCAGCCGTTGCCGGGGAGACGGTTGTCGTGCTTGAGATCGTGCGAATGCTGTATGAGCCGGTCGCACATATCAACCGCCTGCCGCCGCTCATGAAGAAGGCTTTGAAGGCATATATGCACGGAGAGGCTGAAACCGTTCGGCGCGATGGTCTGCCATATGATAATCAAATTGCCGCACTCGACGAAGTGCTGCGTATGGCACAGGCGCAGCATCCGCGACTTGTCGATATGAATGGCGAGAGCGTCGCAGATAAGTTTATCGAGGCACTTCGTTCGGCACGCGAGTCTGTCGTGTTGTTGCAGCGAATAACCAGACAGTAATCATGTTAGTATCGGGCGAGAAAAAGAATGGACACGGAGGAGCGCGTCGAGGGGCCGGGCGCAAACCCATAGACACCAAGCAACCGTCAACTACGATAACCTTGCGTGTGCCTTTGCGATTGCGGGAAGAACTGAGAGAGTATACCAATAAGCACAAGATACCTATACGAGTGTTTCTCGAACAAGCGTTGTCAATTATGAAAAGGACCGAGGAGTAGTCTTCGGTCCTTTCCTGTCATATTGATAGCTACATATTGCAATCCTATTTTTTGCGTTTGACAGTATGTTTCAACTTCAAAACGGCGAAATTCAACTCAATTTCGGTCTCCGTGTCGGTCGTTTGCATATCCTCTCCAAACAGGTCGGCCATGATTTCTCCGCTTTTCTGCATCAGCGTTTTTTGTTTGAACCGATCCGGGTTAGCGGACATCTCCCCGATGGTGCGAGATAGCTCACGGAGTTTGGCAAATGCCTCAATGATTGCGATAGTCGTCTGCGTCGCCTGCGGGCTTTTCAGAATGGTCGCCAGCATGTAGAGACCCTTTTCTGTAAAGGCTTTAGGCAGAACTCGCGATTTAGACAGATTCGACCCGTTTGTGATCAAAAATTTTGATCGCAACGACGTTAATTCCTGTTTTCCGATCTCAAATACATACCCGTTGGGGAACTTGCTGGGGTTGTTTTTTACCGCTTGGTTGATGATACGGGTCTCCACCCCGTACAACTCCGCCACAGAAAAATCCAGTAGTACATCTTGATTGCGAAGTTGCACAACCTTGTCGCGCACGTCGCTGAATTTGATTATCCCGGACATATTATGTTTGATATATCGCAAGCCCTATTCATTATAGGGCCTGCGATGTTTTGTGGCGTTATAATAACTTCTTGGGTTTGCCGCCGAGGGCGAAATTTTGTATTGATCGATCTCTTTTTAGCTTAACGATGCGTCCAAATTCGACATTATACGGCCCCCTTTTTTTGCGATTGTGATTCCATGAAGGTCATTGACTCCAGTTTGGTCCGAAGTGCGCCGATTTCTTCTCTTAGGTTAGCGATGGTTGCCTGCAATTCACCGATCTCACGATCTTTCCGATCGATCATCTTCACAAGTTCGATATTCATATCATTTTGGTTTTGGTTAATAGGTTCTTGCGGGGTATTGGGTGAATTTGTGTTTTCTGTTAGCATGGGACCCTCGCCGGTGAGGAGCCAAGACTCTCGTATATCAGGGAAAACTTTAATGATACTAGATGCCATTTTTTCGCTAATTTTTTTAGCTTTCCCTTTGTATACATCATAGAATGCCTGAGGGCGCTCGTAACCGCATTTTTTTGCAATAGCACCTAGTTTTAAACCAGTATATTCTACAAGCAGATCAAATCTTTCTTTTGGAGTTTTCACTTCTGTGTTATTTCTGTGTTATATTTGCAGAAAAGGTTGTGTAATAGTTCCTGCATGTATGTCATCGTGTCTATCTGCTTTTACTCCTATGTCTCCTAAAATACAAGTGGAATTAAAAGCTTGTGAATATCGTCTTATGGCTGGGATGATCGATCGCTGCTTTCAGAGTCCGCAATCCTTATTAAGGCCAAGCAGTGTAAAAGCTCAGAAAAATGTGGAACTTGTCGCGGTGAATTTACAAATGACAATAGGTCGAATAAATTTTTCTTATTCGAGGCGCTCATTTCGATGTCTTCCGGGTGTATGGTTTCTAACAATACTTTTGCGACAACTTCACAAGTCTTGAAATCATTTATTTTGCTTGCGTGTAATATGCAGGATATCCTGAAGAAAATATATTTATATAACCTTTCATCGACCGTTTGTTCTGATTTAACTAGTAACGAGTAATAATAGTCAGATAAACCCAAATAAATTTGGGTGAGATTGTTTTCAGATTCATAATACATTAAAGTACGCTCGTTAACAATTTGCTTTCGCATTTCTTTTATATCTATCAGTGCATAGATATTCCATCCCACTAGAACTGTCACAAGTAATGACAGCGCGCCTACTAATATTTCTGTATAATCAAAGCGTAGAGGTGATATTTGGCGACATGAGATGAATATCGCTGCGATGCTTATGAGTAATGCTGCGGTACTGATTATAAGAATCAAGATATTTGAATTTTTATTCATGCCTTAAAATCAGCCAATTACTATTTATTTTGCGGATTATCTGTAAAATATCTGTCATTATTTTTGTATATACAGAATTTATCTGTATATTTGCATTGTTGTTATTCAAATGGTATGACAAATTTAGGATTAAATATCAAAAAATCAACTCTGAAGACAGAAAAATCATCTGTTTTACCCTTCCAAGAGTACATTATGTCGGTGCACAGCTATAGGGATAGGCGTCGGTTAATTGCAGATTTAAAAAAAGCGATGGATGTAGGGTCGGATCAGCAAATATATCGCTTCCGGTACGGACATCAGCAACCGAGCGATAAACAAAAATATGAGGCTGCAAAAGTTATCCGTCGTCACTCGGGCAATAGTAGCTATACCGCCGACAACCTTTTTCCTGTGGAATTTTACGAGTAGTTGATTAGATATGAAACGCATTCAAAGATTTTTTAAAACACGTTGCGCAGCAGAGCAATATATCGCAACGCTCGGTACTGATGCCCGGTTTTATCGAGCATACAAGTGTGCGAACGGTAAATATTGGGTGGGAACAGAATTCGAATGGTTGAATCGATATTGATACCTAAATGCAAACGCTTCGCAATATAGAGTTTTTCAACGATCCTGAGGGCGGGGTAATGGTGCGAGATGCCGAAGGAGTCCACTCCTATAGGCTGGAGGACAAAGCCATGACCGGAGCACTGTTTGCCCGGATCGAGACAGAGTACCCGAAGGCGTTCAAGGCGCTGTCCGAAATTTATCGCAAGAGTCAGCCGAACGTTAACTACTATCGGTTCTTGATATGCCATAGGTTCATTCGATGCAATTTCGGGCGGTTAGATAATAAGCAGGATATTGACGGGGTGGGGCGATTCACTTTCGAAGAGGTTAGCTGCCCGATCAAAGGGGAATGCAAATATGTGGGAGTCGTATGCAATCCGGAGTTCGATACTCATTTGAGCGAGCGACAGAAAGAGGTGATGAAACTCTACATGGAAGGGATGAGAGACGAGGAGATCGCGGACGCACTTTACATATCGCCAGAGACGGTACGCACAACCAAACGCGACGCTTTTCGTAAAGCAGGGGTACACTCGCTGGCAGAGTTTACAATTCAATATCGGGATAAGCTATGAAAACTCTGTGGCAATGGCGGCAGGAACGCCAAGCGACCAAGAAAACATGCAAACACTCGGCGCTCGAGTCGGAAGATATTAGAAGTATCATAGACCAAATGTCGGAGGGTTTTCTGCGTCTGATTGAAAGTATTGAACCAATAAAAAAGACTATGATGAAAAATTTACTGAATTATAGCGGGAGACGGTTTCGCTGTAAATTCCATGGGAAACCTGTTGAAGGTAAAATCCAAGTGGAGCACGGGTATGTGTTTTTGTGCCAGAATGAAATAGACGGATGTAGAGCGAGAAATAAACTTGGCTATAAATACAGCTATTCTGTTGACTCCGGGTCTGACGAAGACCTCAATGTTTACAATGTTTCCGATTTCGCTTTGCTCATGACTGCTGAGGAAATCGAGGAATACAAAGACTGGCAGGTGGGGGATAAAATTACGAAAGGTCGTGATGTCTTCGAAGTCATCTTCCGCAGCGGAGAGGTTGTTATCCTCAAAAATAATGACGGACTCGCTGAAGGACCGTTCACCTGCGATGAGATATATAACGATGGCGGCCGTCTCGTCGCCGAACCTACCCCGGAATCCGATGACTCTGTAGAGGTATCGATGGCGGAGGTTACAGAGAAGTTGGGCGTTCCAGTCGAGAAGTTGCGGATCAAAAAAGAGTAGTAAAAGGTGAGTGTGGTGGTGAAATAGGAAGACACTACTTTTTGATGGACAAATACGCAATACGAAGCACGGGAGGGGTCAGCCTTCGTTAAAGCCCCTCGCAGGATGTAACCGAAGTCAAAAAGTAAAGCCGATAGCTACGGTTGCCGGTTCGATTCCGGCCCACACTCCTAAAAATCATCAGAATTATGGGAAAGATCGATAATAGAAGGAAAGTTGCGGGTGCGAAGCACATTCTCGCTTCGCAGGTTCAGGTTTTTAAGCACGCAGGAGTGCTGGATGCAAAAATTGATGAGGAAAAAGAATGGTGCGTTCGGTCTATCATGCTTGGCATTAAGGAGAATGCCGATGAACTGATAAAATTCGACATCGAGCCGACTACCGATGGCGGAATCAATGTGTATGCCTCGTTGATGGTTGAGAAGCAATAAGATAATCAGGCAAAATCTCGATAGAAATGGTAGTCGAAATAATAAATATCAAAAAGTGCTTGGTTATTTCAGATGCAATTCGTAAAATTGCAATGCGAACTGGTGCGATACGCACTTCAAATGTACATAGTGTAGACGCTATAACGGCGTTGTCCCTTGTCCACTTCTACGTGCGTAGTCGTGACCAGTTCGCAAAACTTGGGGGCAACGCCTCTTTTTATACATACATCAACCAAATTTTTGACGACAAATGCGAACTGGTGTCAAAAATTTGCAGCCGACGCAAAGTGCGTCGTGTGCAGACGTACAGTCTACGAAACAGGCTGAATCTATCCTTAATCTCTCAGATCGAGAGATTGCAAAATCTTTTTGCAAAGTTCAAAACTTTGTGTACATTTGTATCGGCAAACGTTGCAATAAGCAACAAAATTCGATACATACTGAACCGCATTACAGCGGGGTTCCTGAGACATTATCGTACTTGTTGCGATATTGCACGTTTGCCAAAACACAAGGAGCCTCGCTTCTTTTGTGTACATACATTAACTAACTTTTGTTTCTCACAATGGCAAACGTGGACAAAAGTGGTATTTCAGCGCAAGGCGTTGATACTGCTGCTCAGTCTATACAACAGGCTGAATCTATCCTTAATCTCTCAGATCGAGAGATTGCAATCCGCTTACAATCACTCTCTTTGGACGATCTTGAAAAGCTCGCCCCTCTGCTCCGTGTCCTTTTTGTAGCCTTAGCCCAGTTCAAGCCATGAAAAATCAACCGACAGAACCAGTATCGACGAGAATGCAGAGTTTGTACAAAGGCTCTCTGATCGAGCTGATGGACATGAAAAGCGAAATAATGTCCCTTACCGATCTGATCGCGCAAGCCGCCATCAAGAATGTCAATCCGACGAAGGATGAAATATCGCAACGGCAGGCTATGGATGAATTCGGAGTTACTCTTTCATGGCTGAAAGAGCGCGAAAGCAAGGGGCTGTTAAGCCGGCGGCGAAAGGGGAAGTGCAAGAACTCACCAATCATGTACAGCCGTCACGAAATTCTATCGCTGATCGAGGCCGAAAGGCGAGCCAAAATAAAGGTTCGGCAGAGCCTGCAAAACGACGAGGCATGATAATGATGACGTTTCCCGCGCTTTTTCTGGCCGTGTTCGGCTACAGCGCGATTCGAGAATATAAAGACAAAAAAGCCATGAACGACGAGATTCAATTACACGACGGTCCGCAAAGTGAGGCCCAGAAAAACAAGGAGCGTATAGCTCTGCTTAAGCTGGCAGAGCAATATCCGAAAGGCTCCGCCAGCGAGCAAACATTAATAGACCAAGCAAGCAAATAGGAGTGAAAGCTCCAAAGGGCCGGCCCGGGAAGGTAGGTTCGACTCCTACTCGGCCCTCGATTTCAAAGATTAAGAAAAATGACAGCGGTTTGTGAAAAATATATGCGTGCAAATTTGGTGAAGTCAGAAACTTTGCCCATATTTGTAATGCGAGACAGCGATAACCGAATCGCTAAGAACATATTTTACACGACCAATAGGCGTGTCCCTGTGATCCTACCTTTTAGGTGGTCGCTGTCTCGCAAACAAAAGGGGGCACGTCTTCTTTTTGTACATACGCAACTAACTTTTGATCTGAAAATGCGAGACAGCGAAAAAGTTAGCGCAGGTGCACAAGGTGCATCCATCGCTACGGTTAGCGCCCGTAATAGCGCTTTCTCTAAGCCTGTTCAGGCACATTCTACCAAACGTTACTATCAGGTATCGATCTACGCGAAGCGAATAGACATTTGCGTAGCGAACCTTCATTGCTCTCATCCGTTCCTCGCAACTTCCCGCGAGGAAGCTATCGGCATGGCTTGCGCACGTATCAAAGAGCGCTGGCCGAAGTATTTCATCTTGGCCGAGGACATCGTTTGCCAACCTTTAAATCTGAAGTCATGCAAATAGTCGATACACACACGAAAACGTATTTGGATCGTATAAAGTTCCGCAGAACAACTACCAAAGTGCAAAAAATGCACATTGCCGAGTCGCAGATGCGATTCGTGGCCGAGACAATCCGAGAGCATATCGTCGAGACCGCCTCTAAACAGCCCCGAGCAAAGGGTGAATGCCCCGAAAGCATAGACGAACGCCGGGGCGGCATCGAGGTGATCGGCCACGGACTGGACGCGAGCGTTGAGTTCTACGCCATAAGTTACAATCGTGCTGACGGGGGCGACGAAGAGGACGTATGGGGCTACGGGGTGAGCTTCGCCCGGCTCGTCACCTATGTCGGCGGGGGCGAGCGGATCGTCAACGACTGCTCCGATGCGCAACTTAAGCTGGTAGTGAACGAGTACCTGAGAAAGAACCTGTGGATAGAATAGACGGTCCGTTGCCTGACCGAAAAGGGACAGCCAAAAGTTTGGGTTTGATTAGTTAGTAGAGAGCCCTAAAGCTCTCACCCCCTCCGCATCCGCGACGGCCCCGGAGGGTTTTTAAGGACAAATTAAAACTCTCAAATATTATGGACAAGCATTTCGAGTTGACAAACAAATTTATAATCAACGCATTTGGTGTTAAGTTGTTCCAAATCAAATGCACGCGTAGAATCAAGTATGCCGAGGTAGGTGATCTTGGAGGGTATATCGAGAAAGAAGATAACTTGTCCGGCGATGCTTGGGTGTCCGGCGATGCTCAGGTGTCCGGCGATGCTTGGGTGTCCGGCGATGCTCAGGTGTACGGCAATGCTCAGGTGTACGGCAATGCTCAGGTGTACGGCGATGCTTGGGTGTCCGGCAATGCTCAGGTGTACGGCAATGCTCGGGTGTACGGCAATGCTCAGGTGTCCGGCGATGCTCGGGTGTCAAATAATAATGAACATTGTGGATTTGATTGTTTCGGGTCTGTTAATCGTCACACCCATGCCTATAAAACTCAATCAGGAAAAGTTGAAATCACCTGCGGATGCTTTCGGGGTTCTATTGAAGAGTTCGATAGACAAGTCAAAAAGACACATCAGGGAAATAAATTCGAAAGGCAGTACATGGCTATTGCCGAAGTGATCAAGATCAAGTTCGGGCTAAAATAACATTATTATGGACTACTTAGCGGAACCCAAAGACGAATCAAAGCGGCCCTTCTGTCGGGGATTCGGATGACGACGGCGCAGGGTAACAGAATCGGCCAAACCGTAGACTCTCGCAAGATCATTTCGAGACTCAGGAAACAGGGTATGCCCATTTGTAGCTACTGGAATATCCGCAAGGACGACAGCGGCCGGACGGTGGCGAAATACAAGACATACTATTACGGATCGCCCCTGCCCGCCAAAGGGTCGAAAATGGGGACTTTCGATCATCCGAAATTGGATTTGTAACTCAAAATATGAATTATGGAAATAATCACTAAGCGCCCTAAAGGCATGCCTTACCGGAAATACGTTGAAATGCGTAAAGCCAGTAACAATCAGATTCGTCGCTATCTGAGATTCGGTCGATTGTATTACCTGTCGGCAGAGATAGTCACGGTCGAAACCCCGTTGGGCAAATCGCAACATCGCAAAAGCTATCCGCCATTCGTCGGTTCGGTCCGGCGAGACTTGCGGAAGCCGATTTAATAAGCTGGATTTGTGACTGACTAATTCTGAATGAAAATAATGAAAAACGAAATCGAGCTTTGCGGGCTCTTGTGGGACCGTGACAACCTGACAATCGGTGGTTACGAGAAGGACGGCCATCATTACTACACATGGCATGAGGCGATGGAGGCCGCGAAGTCCGTCGGGAAGCGCTTGCCGACCCGGGAGGAATTGAAGGCATTATGTGATCTTGGCTCGACATGGGACGACGAGTTAAAGGGCCGTTGGTTTGGGGGCAACCACGACTCGGATCACAAGGGCTCGTTATTCCTGCCTGCTGCGGGCCTGCGCTACAGCAATAGCGGCGAGTTGGCCAGCACGAGCTCCTACGGCTACTATTGGTCCTCGTCGCCGTACTACGGAGGCGACAACGGCGCGGGCACCCTCGGCTTCTACTCGGGCTACGTCAACCCACTGAGCTACAACGGTCGCGCCCTCGGCTTCAGCGTGCGTTGCGTGCGGGACAAAGAATAGTTCTTGAAAAGAAAAAGCCCCCGACGGGTGATATCGGGAGCTTGGGATTGATTAAAAGCCGGCCGGTAGTTGTCCGACTCCGTCCGACCGGACAAAGATACACAACTTTTTTAAAACGATACGATTATGGGATTGATTAAAAAGCCGTCTGAGCTTCAGGTTCAGACCACGATCAAAGCCCTGCTGTACGGACAGCCGGGCATCGGTAAGACGACCGACGCGCTTTCTGCGCCTTATCCGGTACTTCTGGACTTCGACAACGGCGTTCACCGCGTCAATGTCGCGCACCAGACCCCCACGCTTCAGGTGAGTTCCTACAACGATTTTCTCGAAGTGATGCAGAGCGGGGAGCTCGCTCCGTTCAAGACTATCGTGATCGACACGGCGGGCAAGATGCTCGACTACATGGGGGCGTGGCTGATCCAAAACGACCCGAAGCTGGGCCAACGGGACGGCAGCCTGTCCCTGAAAGGCTACGGCGCGCGCAAGGCCGAGTTTATCCGGGTCCTTAAAGCGATCTCGATCATGGGCAAGCACATTGTTTTCGTGGCCCACGAGCGCGAGGAAAAGGAGGGCGACCAGAAGATCATCCGGCCGGAGATCGGAGGCTCGTCGGCCGGGGACCTGATTAAGGAGCTGGACCTGGTGGGATACGTTCAGGCCATCGGCAAGCAGCGGACGATCTCGTTCGACCCGTGCGAGAAGTTCTACGGCAAGAATACGTGCAATCTTCCCAGCGTCATCAACATTCCGAGGCTGATCGACGAGAACGGGACCGTCATCGCTCCGAACGATTTGCTGACGAACATCTTCAAGTCTTACCAAGAGAATCTCGAAAAGCGCAAGGAGGAAGTCAGGAAGTATAACGACCTGATCGCGCTGATCGACCGGAATGTCGAGGCTATTACCGATTGCGACAGCCTGAACGATGCAACGTCCCGGTTGCGGGATTTCGAGACGATTTGGGACTCTAAGATTCAGGCATCGCGCAAGCTCGTGGCGAAAGCCGCCGCGCTCTCTTGCCGGTTCAACAAAGAAACAGGGAAATATGAGCCGGCCGCCTAAATACAGGATATATCCGTCGCTTCTCGACCGTTTCAACGAGTATCGGTACATCGATGCCGCTATCGAGAAGCCGTGGAATGCCGATAAGACCCCTTCCGACGTGGAGGCGGAGATCGAACGGGGACTTCTCGACGCGATCAACCGCGTGCCGTTCGAGAGCGAGGCGGCCGAGCGCGGCACCTGCTTTAACAATCTTGTCGATGCCGCTCTTGCCGGCGTGATGACAATCTCAAGCAACGCGACCGACAAGGCGGGGACCGAACTGATCCGCATCGATCATAAGTCGCGTATGGGCACGGCCTATATTTTCGATTTCCCGGTGAAGATCGTGCAGGAGTTCGTCGATTATTTCCGGGGAGCGGCTTCGCAGGTCTTCTGCTCGGGTACGCTCGAAACGCAGTACGGCGACGTGGAGCTCTACGGTTACATCGACGAACTGATTCAGGATACGGTGTTCGACATCAAGACGACGAGTCGCTACGAGTTCGGCAAATTCCGCATGGCTTGGCAGAAGGACGTTTATCCGTTCTGCCTCGATCAGATGGGTTGCCGCATCCGGGGATTCGAGTACACGGTAACCGATTTTAAGAACACGTACCAAGAGTGGTACGACTTCCACTACGACGATAGCCGGCAGCGGCTTCGGGAACATTGCGAACGTTTCATCGAATTTCTCGAAGCGCGCCGGGATAAGATTACCGACAAGAAGATTTTCAATAACGCATAATTATGGCAGTATTAAAGCGACAGAACGTGTGTTTCGGTACGAAATACACGGACAACGCCGGGCAGGAGAAGACTCGCTGGGTGACTGTCGGCAAGGCATTCCACAGCGACCGGGGCGGCATCAGCATCAAGTTCGACACGATCCCTGCGGGCGGATGGGATGGCTGGGTGCAGTTGTTCGACGAGCGGGACCCGAATCAGGCCCCGCAGGGTTATAGCCGTCAGGGGGCCGGCCCGACCGGTTACGGACAGCAGGGTCCGGCAACGGCTCCGCAGGGGTACGCCGGCCAACCTTACCCGGCAGTCGGCCAAGCTCCTTACGGCAATCAGGGGACCGCTGCCCGGGCGGATAGCCAATATTCGGGAGGCTATACGGTTCCTCCGGCCGATAATCCGGACGATCTTCCCTTCTGAAACCGGGCGCTATGAAATTCAGAGTCGAAAAAGCGCGGGACAAACAGGCCGTCATGGCTTACCTCGACCGGCTTCCGGAGGGCAAGGCTTACGATGTGACCGTCGTGCGCCACCGCGAGCGGCGGTCGGTCGATCAGAACCGCCTGCTGTGGCTCTGGATCAAGTGCATCAGCGACGAGACGGGGCAGGACAAGGACGATCTGCACGAGTATTTCAAGCAGAAGTTTTTGGGGGTCGATACGAAAACGCTCTGGGGTACGACCCTGTACCGTCCCGTGTCCACCTCCGCTCTCGATTCGCTCCGGTTCACTCAGTATCTCGAACACATCCGGGCCTTCGCTTCGTCGGAGCTCGGGATCGAGCTTCCGAACCCGGAGGACCGGTATTGGGATCAATTCGAACATCAGTACGACAACCAAATCTAAATCGTAAAACATGAAAGACTTATCTAACTACATTCCGGACGAGATCAAGTTCAATCTGCCGAAAGCGGCGGATCGCTTTCCTAAAGTGCTTTTCGAGGGAGCCGACTCGCTGGCAGAGATCGAGAAGCTGTTGGCCGACAAGTTCGTCGCGCTGAATGCCGGGCCGAAGGTCGTCCGCTTTCTCGACGCTTACGAGAAGCAGACGATGCGCAATAATTACGCGGAGCTGATGGAGGGCGACAAGATCAAGCACGAGACGGAGCTCGTGAAGATCGAGGCGGAGGCCAAACAGCGCGTCAAGGACGCGAAGGAACGCCTTCAGGCAACCCTGACCCGCATCGATAATCTGGTCAAAGAGGTCAAGGCCGGCAGCAAGGAGATCGATTTGCCGCAGGATACGACGTGCCGGATCGCGGTGGATAACCATTACCTGTACTACACATGGGCGAACGGTCAGTTCAAGCTGGCCGACGTGTGCCTTATTCCCGAGTGGGAGCGCCGCGAATTGTTCAACATGCAGGACAAGAACGCGCAGGCTCTTTTCGATATGTTCGGCTTCGACTTCCGCAAGAAGGAGCAAGAGAATCTTTTGGACGAGGATATGGCCGAAGGCGACGGCGAGAGTGCCGATTTCGAGGACGACTCGGAGATCGGCGACGATAGCGACGAAACGCTTGAGGAAGAATAGACCATGTACCGGCTTCGTCCATATCAGCAACAGGCCGCCGACGTAGCGGTGCGGTATTTCAAGGATCGCACCGCTACGGCCAACGGTATTATGGTTCTTCCGACGGGCAGCGGCAAGAGTCTGGTCATTGCCGACATCGCCGCTCGGCTCGGCGCTCCGGTGCTGGTGTTCCAGCCGAGCAAGGAGATACTGGAGCAGAACTACGCGAAGCTCTGCGCATACGACATCCTCGAATGCGCGGTCTACTCGGCCTCCTGCAATAGCAAGGCTATCTCCCGTATCACCTTTGCCACAATCGGCAGCGTGAAGAACCACGTCGAGGAGTTCTCGCACTTCCGGTATGTGATCGTGGACGAGTGCCATTTGGTCAATCCGAAGGAGGGAATGTACCGCGACTTCTTCAAGGCGATCCGGTGTAAGATCATCGGCCTGACGGCTACGCCGTACCGCCTGTATTCGACGCGAAACGGCGCGGTCCTGCGCTTTATCACGAATACCAGCCCGCGCGTCTTCTCGCGCCTTCTGTTCTTCGTGCAGATCGGCTATCTGTTCGGGCAGGGGTATCTGGCCAAGCTGAACTACTACCGCATCCCGCTGATCGATCTGAACCGGTTGCGCAGGAATTCGACCGGGGCCGACTATACGGACGACTCCGTGCAGCGCGAGTATAGGCGCGTGAGCTTCAACGACGGAGTGCTGAATATCGTTCGGCGGCTTCTTCGGGTGAATCGTAGGGGCATATTGCTGTTCTCCCGGTTCGTGGAGGAGGCTCAGTACATTTCCGACAGCCTGCCGGGTATGGCGGCTATCGTGTCGCAGAATACGCCGAAAAAGGAGCGCGAGCGCATCCTCGCCGACTTCAAGGCGGGACGAATCAAGGTCGTCACGAATGTCGGCGTGCTGACGACGGGCTTCGACTATCCGGAGCTCGACACGGTGGTGCTGGCCCGGCCGACGCTTTCGCTGGCTCTGTACTATCAAATGGTGGGTCGGGCGATTCGTCCTCATCCGTCGAAGGCCGAGGGCTGGATCGTCGATCTGTGCGGCAATTTCAACCGCTTCGGCCGGGTCGAGGATTTGCAGCTCGCCTCTTATAAGCCGGGTACGTACTGCATACAGAACCGGACGCGGGTATTGACTAACGTGTATATGTAGATTATGAACTATATCGAACTGATAAACCTTTTTTGGCAAACACGACGTAGAGTGCGATTGTCCAGCGTAGAGGCCGACCTGTATTTTTTTCTTTTACAGGAATGCAATACGCAAAACTGGGAGAATCCCTTTGAGTGTCCCAACGGGTTGATCTGCGTCTCGATCGGTATGAGCGAACCTACCTTGATCGATGCACGCAATAGATTACAGCAGAAAGGATTTATTGAGTTTGTGAAAGGAAAAAGGCGGGCTCAATCTCCGGTATACACTCTTTTAAGCTTAAATAATTTTAGTAAAAACTTTAGCAAAAACTTTAGTAAAAGCTTTAGTAAAAACTTTAGCAAAACACATAGCAAAACGGCCGATACACCTCTTATAGGAGAAAAACAAAAACAAAAACAAAAACCTCCTATAAGTCCTCCTAAATCGGAGGACGCTGAATTGCCGTTCGGAACTTCGGAAAATGGAAATTCGGGGAAACCGAATATTCCGGGCAAGCCGGAGATCGAGGAGATCGTAAGGTTCTACAACGACACCTGCAAATCGCTGCGTCCCGTAAAAACACTTACCGACAAGCGGCGGGAGGCTGTATATGCCCGGCTCCGCGAGCACGGCCGGGAGGCTGTTTTCGACGTGATCCGGGCCGCCGGCCGGTCGTCGTTTCTCGCCGGACAGAATACTCGCGAATGGACGGCCGACTTCGATTGGATTTTCAGACCGGTAAATTTCGTGAAAGTGCTGGAAGGCAAGTATGAAAACAAAGAAAAATCGCAACAGTATGGAAGCGAAAGCAATAGGCAGATTAACGAGCGCCTTGCCGTTCCGAGCCACTACGAGGTTTTTTAGGATCGGTCGGCCTGTGCAGGAAGTCCGGGACAATCTGCTGGCCATTTGCGGGCAGTTGATTGCCGGGAGCGGGAAAGCGGCTCGCTTCACCCCGGCGCACTACCGGGCTATCGACATCGCGGCCGGGTGGCTGACCTCCGGCAATACTTGGGGACTGAAGATCATGGGCGGAATCGGAACCGGCAAGAGTACGCTGATGGAGGCGATTCGGTTGTTCGTGAACGACTACATGCAGCGAGTTCCGCTTAGCGAAAGAGCGTTCGTCAACATCTTCCACGCCTCGGATGTGGCCGATGCTTTCCGGGCCGACAGCGATATATGTCCGATGTTCTTCCGTTACCGGACTGTGGCCATCGACGATCTCGGCGTGGAACCGACCACTGTCAAGCATTACGGGAACGAGATCATGCCGCTTGCCGATATTCTGCACCGGCGGGCCGACGAGCGGAAAGTTACGATAGTCGTGACGAATCTCAACAAGGAGTCGATCCGTGGGAGGTACGGCGAACGGGTGTACGACCGAATGCGGGACATGACGACGATTATTTTGGACGGACAGAGTAACCGGGGCAATCATGGATAGCGTTTTCTACATCGTAGAAGCCATTATCGAAGGCAAGCGCGCAGCGAAAAAGCCCCCGCTCATAGCCTTGTATACTGAAATCGACCGAGAATATTCGGGGCCCGATCTGCAAGGCGAGTTGGACCGTCTGGTCGATGCCGGAATGCTCGTTTGCGGGCCGACGGTCAATAGCACGTATTACAAGCTGAAGCCATGACCCACGCATCTCTTTTTTCCGGTATCGGCGGCTTCGATCTGGCCGCAGAATGGGTAGGCTGGACTAACGTGTTCAACTGCGAGATCGACCCGTTTTGCCGGAAGGTTCTAAAATTCCATTTCCCTAATGCATTGCAATATGAAGACATCCGAACAACTGACTTTACCGTTTGGCGAGACCGTATCGACGTTCTCACCGGCGGATTCCCGTGCCAGCCGTTCAGCGTCGCCGGTAATAGAAAAGGCACGGGAGATGCCCGCTATCTCTGGCCGGAGATGCTTGGAGCTGTTCGGGAGATTCGTCCCCGATGGATCGTGGGCGAAAACGTTCCCGGAATTGTTGATTGGTCGGAGGGACTGGTTTTCGAGCAGGTGTGTTCTGACATGGAAAATGAGGGCTACGAAGTCCAACCGTTTGTACTTCCAGCTTGTGGTGTCAATGCCCCACACAAAAGGAATAGAATATGGTTTGTTGCCCACCGCGCAGACTCAGGGTCTGAAGATATGTGTCAAAGGGAAGACGGTCTTCATGCCTTTGGGGTTTATGCCCACGCCTACGGCATTGGATTGCGGGAGTGGGCGAATGAACCGGAGTCTGTCGAAGGGCGCGTCCGAGCGGCCGACATTAGCGCTTGCAGCGCGAATGGGGATGCTTCCGACACCGACAGCCAACGACGCGAGGAACGTTTCACTCCCGCCGAGTCAGGCCAAAAGAGATGGCGGAATGGTGAAAACGGCTATGCGGAGCGACGAATACCGGGCTGGAGCGGGTTTCCGACTCAATCCCCGGTTTGTCGCCGAGATGATGGGTTTCCCGGTGGATTGGACGGCATTACCTTTCCAAGTTGGTGCAGGGAATCCGTCAAAGCCTACGGCAACGCCATAGTGCCGCAGGTAGCGCTGCGGATATTCGAGACGATCAACGCTTACGAGAAATTAAGTCGATAATATGAAACTGATGACAGGATTAGGTATGAGCTACCTACAAACAGACGACTCTTTCCCTGAGTGGAGATACGGTCCGGAAAACGAATACCAAGAGGAAATCCGTCAACTGAAGGCAGAAATAGCCAAACTGAAAATCTGCCTCGACGAGTCGAAGCAGCGCGAGGAAATAGCCCGCAAGGTAATCGATGACAAGAATAGGGAAATTGAAAAATTGAGACGATTATGAAAACATTACGTGAAGTAGCCGAGGCACTGTGCCCGATTCGTTTGGGTGAGGATTACGATAAGACCATCTACAACATGATAGATAAAGCTTGCCACAATGAATGGATAGACGGGTTCATTACCGGCGCTCAATGGAGGGAGGATAATCCGGTTGCGGCCGATTCTGCGTCCGATCCCGAGTCCGACTCCATCGAGCTTTGCGGCCTGCTGTGGGACACAGAGAATTTGGCCATCGGCGGTTACGAGAAGGACGGCCACCATTACTACTCATGGCAGGAGGCAATGGATGCCGCGAGGTCCGTCGGGAAGCGCCTGCCGACCCGGGAGGAATGGGAAGCATTATGCGATCTCGGCTCGACTTGGGACGACGAGCGCAAGGGCCCTTGGTTCGGGGGTAATCACGACTCGGACCACAAGGGCTCGCTGTTTCTCCCTGCTGCGGGCTGGCACAACACCAATAGCGGCGAGTTGGCCAACGCGGGCTCCAACGGCTACTATTGGTCCTCGTCGCCGTACTACGGAGGCAACTACGGCGCGGGCTGCCTCACCTTCAACTCGGGCACCGTCAGCCCGCTGCTCAACAGCATTCGCGCCTACGGCTTCAGCGTGCGGTGCGTGCGGGATAAATGACAGCTTCATCCTCCAGTTATTAAGTAATTCTTAACAACTGAAACTTTAAAAAACATTAAACACTTTAAAGAATGAGCTATGAAAAACAAAATTAACATTGAAATCACACAAGACGGCTGGACGACAGACATTCTGTTTAATGGCAAAAAGTATAGGGAACGCCACGAACGTATACCGACTGGTTCTGAATGTGTTGAAGGTGATTTTGAATCGGAAGAAGAATTGCCGGATGATATCATAGGTGCTGTTGGTGGATTTTTCTGTTTCGATTGTATGATGGCGCTTAGGCGTAATGAACTATGAAAATGATCCCTGATGCAGACATAGTTTGGGATAAAAGAGAACAATCCCGCATCGAGGCCCAAATCAAAAAGCAGCAAGAGTTGAAGCTGATCGGAAGCATGAAGAAGGTACCGGGGCACACTCTGTTCTCTTTCAACTACAAAACAGGCGAGATCAAGCCGGCCGACGTGATTCGGGAGTGTGCGATGGGCTTTGACGGATTGCCTCTCTACAAGGAGAGAATAGTGGTGGAGAAGGATTGCTACTACGAACAGGCGCTGAATGTCAAGAATTTTGTAAAACGATTGAAAAGAAAGAGCTATGAAAACACTTGAGTTGAAAGATATTTGCGGCTATATGCCGTACGGGCTAATGCAAAAGCATTATAAAAATGTTTGTCCTTTTGCCGTTGAGATTAAGTCACATATAGGTGGATATGTGTTTCTCAAAATACCTCCCAAACATGGAAAGCCTCTTCTTCGCCCGATGTCCGACCTAACCAAAGAGATCACCCACGAAGGGGAAAGGTTTGTGCCGCTTTTAGCATTAGATAAATTAAATTGTTTCCCTGTATCTGATACAGAGAAGGCGTTAAGGTACTACGACAAGCTCAATGAATGGATGTTCGACTACCGGAACCTGATCTACGCCGGACTGGCAATCGACGTGAATACCTTACCTGAAAATCCTTATGAATGATGAAAACACCAGAAGAAGCAGCCCGAGAGTATGCCAGCGACAATGGATTTATGCATGATGAATGGCGCGATATATACAACGCTTTCCTTGCCGGCTATAAAGTGGGCGAAGCCCCAAAATGGATCAGCGTAGAGGATAAATTGCCGGTAGTTGGTAAAAATGGGATTAGCGATACGGTTCTTGTGTTTGATGGTAGCTACCACTGTGCATCATATTGCAAAAATAAATATTATCCACAGGGGGCATGGTTTGATCCAGCGATGGATTTACCGATAGATGTCACCCACTGGCGACTCATAGAACTATTAAAAACTCAAGAATATGAAACGGATAATCAGACACGGCGAGCAATACGCTAATGCCATCTTTTTGAGAGAATGTTGCAATTGTGGCTGCCAGTTCGAGTATGAACGGGAAGACGTAGAAAAAATCAAATACAGTCAGTGGGACGGTGTGGAATTCTGGTACGTGGCCTGCCCGGAATGCGGTGATTTAACTGGATTAGATAAACCCGAACCGATAAGATACGAACAGTCGAAAGGCGAAAAACAGTGAGAATCATGCGGAAAATATATGTTTTTGCAGAAGACGAAGACGGTAATGCTTTTTATTCTCAAGTTGATGATAGAGAAGATGTTGCCACGCTTATCGCCACATTGGTATCTCAATATAAGCCTTTTGTCCAAATCGAATCTGTCGGGCCTATCAACATTAAATTGAAACGTAACGATTAAAAATAGTAAGAATCATGCGCGAAATACTTTTCAGAGGGAAACTCTTATTCACTGGCGAGTGGGTGTATGGATCATACCTCCCTGATACAGACACACTTGATGAAAATACTGCTTACATTTTAACCTACGAACTTAACGATCCCGACTATGTATATGAAAAAGTCGATCCGGCCACCGTCGGCCAGTACACGGGTTTGAAAGACAAGAACGGAAAGAAAATTTTCGAGGGGGACATTATAAAATGGGATGACCAGTCAAATGGTAGATATTGGCGATTTGCTGTTGTGAGAATTGATCCGGATATTCAATTCGATTGCTCTCCGATTGATTGTATCAATGGCGTGTTCAATTCAGGTAGATATAATTTCAGATACGCATGTTTCGCATATAAAGATACGGATAACTATTTATCTGTCATCGGCAACATCCATGATAATGCGGACCTGATAAAATAGACGAAACGAACAAGAACGGTTATCGCTGTTATACAGGAAATAACACTTATACAACTATGAACGAGAACACAGCAAAGAAATGCACTGTATGCGGAAACTATTTCACAATGGATAATTTCCGCCGTACTCACTTATCCGCTGACGGTTACGCTAATATATGCAAGGCGTGTGCCCGCAAAAGGCGGATTCAGAAGAAGTCACATATTGCCGATTTAGGGGGGGGTAACCCCGATTTGGCTCAATTCAAACCTCGTGAACTTATAGAAGAGTTGAGATTTCGCGGTTATCATGGAGAACTGAAATTGACGCAAACGATAAAAGTTTAACAATGAAAAAGATGATGTTTAACGACCGTTACGGCCTGACACAGGCGGTTATCAGTGGTCGAAAGACGGTGACAAGGCGGATTGTTGATCCGCAGGGTAAGTACGAAAAACTACGGTGGTGGCAGCCATGTCTTGAGTTTGAAGAATGTCTGTATGGCTATACCGAGAATGAAGGTTGGGAGGTAATTGAACCAAGATACAATGTTGGAGAGATCGTAGCCGTGGCTCAAAGATATGATAGCTTCTTGCACCCCAACAATGGAGTGATTGAGCACGATTATCAGACCACCGCACTTGCGTCAAAAGGTTGGGATAACAAAATGTTTGTTAAGGCTGATCTGATGCCCCACCAAATACAGATTAGAGACCTTCGGATTGAGCGGTTGCAGGATATTTCGGACGATTACTTTAAGGAAGGGATAACATTATTAGCATCGGCTGATGATGGCCGTATACAATGGGGATATGCAGATGAACATTTACGATATTACATGTTCGACTCACCCCGCGAAGCTTTCGCCTCGCTGATCGACAAGGTTTCCGGCAAAGGTACATGGGATCGGAATCCTTTTGTTTGGCGCATCGAGTTTCAACTGGTGAAATAATACAAAGCATTGGGACGATGACGATTCTTGAAAGTGAGATACAGCGTATATCCGCAGCCGTCGAACAGGCGACGGGTTTCGGATTGGAGGATATACGAGCTCGTAGCAGGAGACTACCGGTAGTTCGGGCGCGGATCATTCTGTGCCGTGAGATTCACAAACGCGGCGCGTCGGCCCGAGAGATCGGACAGGCAATTCATCGGGATCGTGCGAGTATTGGCTACCTGATCAATCGCTACCAAGACGAATACGACACCTCCCCTATTTTCCGTGAAATGGCGATAAAAGTAAAGGATATTCTAAATGAGGCATAGGGAAAGCGATTTGCAAATAGCGTGCGTTCGGTGGTTTACTATGCAGTATCCACAGTATCGAGGACTGCTGTTCGCCGTGCCTAACGGCGGCTCACGGAACCGGATCGAGGCGGCGCGGATGAAAGCCGAGGGAACGGTTGCCGGGGTTAGCGATCTGATTCTACTGGTTCCGCGAGGTCATTTCGGGGCTCTCTGCATTGAATTGAAGACTGAGACGGGCAGATTGTCGCCGGCACAGAAAGAATGGCTGCAATGGGCCGAAATGAACGGAAACAAGTGTGTGGTAGTACGGGACATAGAGCGGTTCATTGAGGAGGTCACCGAATATTTAAGTGAAACATCTAAAACTTTATAATTATGAACGATATTATCAAATCTAACCTTGAAACGATGACCTCGCTGCAAATTGCTGAGGTGACAGGGAAAATGCACAAAGACGTGCTGGAAGCCATTAGAAATATGGAGCCAGCATGGGTAAAAGTTAACGGGCGGAAATTTCCGCTCGTTGAATACAAGGACGCAAAAGGCGAGATGCGCCCTATGTATCAACTCAACAAAACCGAATGCCTGTACGTGGCGACAAAGTTCAACGATGAAGCTCGGGCCAAACTCGTGATCCGATGGGAGGAATTGGAGCGAGAAAGAATGTCTGGTGGATTCCGCGTCCCGCAGAATTTTGCCGAAGCTCTGAAGCTCGCGGCAGAGCAGGCCGAACGAGTCGAGCTACAGCGCCAACAGTTGGAAGCGATGCGTCCTAAAGCTCTCTTTGCCGATGCAGTCGCTACGTCTGATCGCTCTTGCTTGGTCGCTGAGTTGGCTAAAATTCTTCGACAGAATGGAGTCAACATCGGGCAAAACAGACTGTTCGGTTGGCTCCGAAAAAACGGCTACCTGTGCAGCAAAGGGGAATACTATAATCAGCCTACACAGAAGGCAATGGAAGCGGGATTGTTCGAGGTCAAGAAAACGAGCATTGCCAAGCCAGACGGATCGGTGCTGGTTACGACAACTACAAAGGTCACAGGGAAAGGGCAAATATTCTTTGTAGACAAATTTCTTTCGCAAGAGGTGGCATAATTTAATACAATAATTAAAAACCGCTATGACGACAATTAAACAACTGGCTGAAAGATTAGACATTGCTGAAATCAGGGTGTGGGAAATGATCCGAAAAAAGATCATAAAGTCCTCGATTTGTGCCGGTATCGTGATGGTTGACTCATCGGAAGCTGAAGAGTACCTGAAAGAACACCCGGCACTGCTGGAAAAATGGCAGGAGAACTACCGACATTGTCAGACACATAAAATAGTCTAACAAAAAAGCGGTTCATCCGAAGATTCCCCGCCCTTTGATTCCGCCAATTCAAAAATAGTAATTAAATCCCGATATGACATGGATGGACCTAAAAAAAAACGCAGGGGAGGCGTTTATGACGACTCGGAAGTGTACATCAATTATTCCCGGAAACAGTTGATGATTATGCTGCGCCTGATGAAGAGGCGAACTGCCAAATACCGAATGGCAGACAGACGGCTCAGAAGACCTCGCAAATCAAAGCAATCGACAGATGAATGATATGAATGTTTCAGAAGTGGTCGAGAATCTCGATGCGGACCAAATCAAAAAGTTATCTTCGGAGGACATTGAGAAGCTGAGGCAAATTTTCAAGTTGATCTTCGAGGCAATCGAAATGTTCGGCAGACTGAAAGAACAGGGCGCGATGGAGCATGTGACAATGGACGTACTGAACAAAGGCCGCGATGTTCTTGCCCAGTTCCTGAATGTGAAGGTAGACTACGAAACGGCAAAGGCCATCACTCGTAAATCGGACACGGCGTTCAATAGTAAAGTGAGTCGGTGCGGAATACCAGTCTACAAAGAGAGGCTCTATAATTTCCAGGACGTCGTCAAGATCAGGGATAAAAAGATTTGATTGACAGTACGAAAGGGGCTCGCAATTAAGCGAGCCTCTTGGGGATATAAATCACATAGTTATTAGGATAACTGTTATAAGGGGAAGGGCGTAAGCCCTTCTCTTTTTGTATAATATCGCTATCTTTACGGTATGGAATTACAATCTATTCAGAGCAAAATCTACGAAATACGAGGCCAGCGGGTAATGCTGGACTTCGATTTGGCGGAACTTTACGGAGTGGAAACAAAACGGCTCAAAGAGGCTGTAAGGCGCAATATTGAGCGTTTCGAGGGAGAGGATTTTATGTTTGAACTCTCGGACACTGAGTATAACACATTGAAAGACAGGTTAAGGTCGCAAATTGCGTCCTTAGAAATCGATGGGCGTGGCAAGTATCCCAAATATCCGCCGTTTGCCTTTACCGAAATGGGCGTCGCAATGTTGTCGAGCGTTCTGCGCAGTGAGACGGCCATACGAGTGAATAGGGCGATTATGCGGGCGTTTGTAGCGATGCGTAATTACATTACCACCACGACGCAGATAACGGCTGAACTATCCGAAATTCGAGCGAAACTGGCCCTGCTGGAGAGGGCGGATGCCGAGAATGCCGAGGCGGTCAGCGATCTGTCGGAGGATATGCGGAAAGAGTTGGACAATATTTACCAAGCTATCGCAGCTTTGTCAATACATCCGCAGCGGACAAGAAACCCTATCGGATATAAAAAGCCCGAGAAAGAATAGGGGGCATTATTTTGTGATATTATCCTGCTCGCGTTCTTCTAATGCTGACCAGTCGAATATCCCTAATATTTTGGCGTTGGCTTCCCAAATGAGGCTATAATCCCTCTCGACATAGATGTCTGTAATTCTCATACGGTCATCCACATGATTCAGCCCCTCATGAATAGTATACTTATCGATATTCAGGGCTTTGGATCGGCCAATAGTCGCCCAAGAGTGGCGGGCGGCGTAGAAAGTGATATGTTTCTCCGGCTTTATGGCTGCTTCTATTTGCCGCAAGCCTGTGTTTAGCGCGATTGAGAAAGAGTTGAGCGTAGAATAATGCTTATCGAAGCAGAAAAGCCTATCTCCTTCTTTAGATATGTATTTCTGAGCTAAAGGCCAAATACATGGCTCGATCCTGATTTTGGTTTCGGCCTCGTCGGCTCGCCGTGTACGTGTCTTTTGCCGTTTGTAGGTAATGATTCGCTCTTTCCTGTCAAAATCGGAAGCCTTGCAGTCGAAAAGATCGGCAGAGTTCATGCCGGCGAGGGCAAACGACAGGAGGAAACAATCTCGGGCAAAATCTCGTCTCGTAAAATCGGCTATGTCGCCGGTCTTACGATCCGCATCAGGCAAATCGATAATTGCCTGTATGATCTCAGGCTGTAATGCACGCTTTTTGGGGGTAGGGGGGCGTTTTACCGCGTATTTTCTAAAAGGTGATTGCGGAATGCGGATGATACCTGAATCTTCGTCGTTAAATTCCTTTTTAGCTTCATTGTGTATGTGCCTGATGTTGGCCATATACAAAGAAAGCGCCCGACCGTTCGATTTCGACCGGCTTGTTTCCTCTACCCGTTTTTGGCGATCATACCTCATAACCGGCTCGTGGGCAAGAAACGCTTCGAAATCGGAAAGAAACTTGGCCGTTACGCTATTTATATCGAGCGGCTTCCCTCTCATGAAGCGCTCCAATGCGTTTAGCGACGTGTTATATGCCCTTGCGGTTCCCTTTGATTTGGAGGCGGCCACTTTTCTTCCGTATTCGATAAAATCGAGGTGAAATCCTTCGCCCGTTACTTCCGACTCCTTTATATATTGTACTATCTGCTTAACATCCATTACCTCGGCAGCAATGCCCAGACGATTGACTAAATAGCGCCACCGACGGATCAGATCGTCAGCGAGATCAATAATCTCCTGATTCTTTATTTGAAGTTTGCGACCGAGATCGTCGGGAAAAACATATATATTTGTCGATACCTTTAAAGAACGACGGTTATGGGTCACCCGGATTTTCAGGTTGTATGTTCCGTCCTTTTTCTTGTTGTCCGCATAGACGACAGCCTTAAAAGTAGTCCCCAT